CGAATATTCGGCGATTAATTCACCTCCATCTCTTTTGGCTTTGGAATAGCTCCATCCGAATGTAAAGCCTCTAGGTGTAATTGCTTGGACTTGCTGCTTATTTTTAAATCCAATTCCCACAAAAGTGACTGCATAAATAAGGTTTTTGCTTTTATAAATCTGTCCAGATCTAATCATCTTTCTTGTCCTCATAAAAAGTTATTTCATCTCTGCAGACAGGACAGCAATGTAAAACGTCATCATTGTTAGGAATTCTTTTCGCATTGCAGTAACTCCGCATCTTCATGGATGTTGCCGATAATTTCTATTTTAAATAAATTAATCGGGTTATATGCCGAAAAAGCAAATGCACACTCTTTAGTATAATAGCTAACCTGCCCAATTATTGTTTGGTTCAAACACTTATCGCCCGGGAAGCTATTTATTACAGTTGCTTTAAAAATATCGCCCTCATAAATTAGTTTGCCGTTTTTATCGGTTAGTCCTGTGCATTGCTCTATTATCAATGCCCAACAATTAGCATCAGGACATCTTATTTGCTCGTTATAATCTGGACATTCTTCAGTTGCAAAATATCCGAAATCGCTCAAGCTCTCTTTATCCGATAAGTCAAAATACATAAATTTTTGCTCTTGGACGTCCCAAACTCTAAATTTAAATCTATTGTTGTCACTCATCTTCTTCTTTCTCCTTTCGTTATTTCGTTATAAATTTGAGAAGTAATAAATCCGCCGATGAACATGATATATCCTAATTTTTCGTTAAACCATAACGCCCAACCTAAGGACATAAAAAAGCCCCAAAGCGTGAAAAGTACGATTACATAGGCTAAGCTTAGCCAATAAAGTAAATATTTAATCACTTTTCACCTCGAATAAATCATTAATATTAACTTTGCTTTTGCCGACATATTCTCCGAGTTGACAGGGCAATAGTCTATAAATGCTTAATTCATCGCTTCTTAAAGCTATAACACTATATTTATTATAATATAGCACAATATAATAAATATCGTTAGCGAGTTTCCAAATATCGCCGACTGCCGGAGTTTCTCTACTCATCTTCTATATCCTCCGGATAATCTTCGTCACTTTCTGACTTCCAGCCCCTAAAATCATAAATAGGGGTTAGTATAAAATGTTTCCCGCACTCAGGACAAGTTATATATTCCGGGTCGTTCTCATCCCAAGGCATACCCCCCGGTTCTCTAAAGTCCGTATTTTTGCAAAATGGGCAAACAGCCTTATAATCTTTGGTAATTATTTCCTCATAACTCATAATTCTTTATCCTCATAAAAAGTAACTTCATCTTTGCTGACAGGGCGGCAATTTTCCCACGTTCGGCAGCAATCATCGTAAAACTCACCTTCACCAACGCACTTAAGCTTGTTAATCGTTCGGCTTCCGTCTCCGTCCCAAAACCAGCAAAGGCATTTATTTTTTATAATATAATCCCAATCGATAGGCTCTTGGTAGAGTTCCCAAACATCACTCAAAATTACAGACAGGGAAAAATCTTTTACAGGTGTTCCATTCTGATTATATATAACATTATGCTTGATATAATAATATTCATTGTCTCTTGAGCCAATCAATCTAATCTTCGCTCCATTTCTGAACTCGGGCAGCAATTCTTCTAAATATGACATCATTCACTCCTTTCTTTCATAAACTTATCAGCATGTTTATAAATCTGTTCTATTTTGCATCGTGCAAGATCAATCTGCATTTCTATGTTACTAATCATGAATTGTTCAACCAGACTAGCAACCAATTTAGCTGCTTCATTTTCACAATTTTTCAGTGGAGAAATATAAACAAATTTTCTGTCTGGCTTATCTATTTTTGGCATTTATTCCTCCTTCATAAAGAATGATTCTGGATCTCTTAAAATGAATTCACTTAGCTCTTTTTTGCTGCGCAAAGCATCAACTGTTTTCTTGTCAACTGTACCATTGGCAATTAAGTCAATAACATGTACCCTTTCTGTCTGTCCCTTTCTGTGGGCTCGTTTCTCACTTTCCTCACGGAAGCGCAAACTTGTATCATTGCTGTAGAATATCACATTCTTGGCAGCAGTCAAGGTGTGCCCAATACCGGCGGTGCGGGGCTGCCCTATAAAATACAAGATGTCAGGATTGGTTTGAAATTGCACTTTGGCGTTGTGCTTATCATCATCACTCATGCCACCATAATATGTTACAGCCTTATCACCAAGATGCTTTTTAAGCAACTCAAGGTCTGCACGATATCTGCTGAAGATAATTGCTTTGCCAGTATAGGTTGCCAAGACTTCATCCAATGCTTTAAGAGCTGAGGGGACTTCTTCAATGGTTCTTGTTTTGGTGACAATTTTTCCACTGGCTTCATCTCTTTGCACCCACCAGCCTCTGGCAACTTGCTGCAATCTCATATTCTTGACAAGTGGCAGCTGCTCAGCTAGTGTTTCACCCTCAAATTCTGCAATGCTGGTCTTTCGCAAATCTTCATAAATAGCAGATTCTTTGTCTGACAAATCAAAATGCCATTTCTTATAAATTCTTTTTGGCAAATCCAAACAATCTTTCTCAAGAACTCTGTATGAATATCCGTCAATTTTATCATAAAGTTTGTCCATGTTTTTATAACCAACCACTTCATTGAAGAAGCCAATTTTGCAATATTCTGCCTTGAATGCTGTCCAAGTGTCACAGCCAATAATCATCGGATTCAGGAATTTGAACTGACTGTACAATTCCTCACCACCCTCAGCCACAGGCTGCCCGTCCAAAATACGCCGGAATTTTGCAAGAGGTGCAATTTTATCTGCCAAGAATTTCGTGCGCTTGGCTGTCGGATTCTTGATACATGCAGATTGGTCAAGCACCAGCAGCGTTTTGAAATCATGCACAAATTTATAAATCAACTCTTTGGCTTTATCAGAAACAAAGGCTTCTGCATTGAAGCTGATAATTCGCAAACCTTTGTCAAAATTGTAAACATCCTCAATTTCTTTCTTCTTGGCTTTGGTCAAGTTTGAACTATACCAACAAGCCTTATAAGGACACCAATTTGGCATGTCCTCATCTAACTCTGTGTCAATCCAGTTGCGATGCACACCATTTGGCCAAGCAATGATGACAAAACAATCAATCTCGCCTTTGCCATACAGATATGCTGCTGTGTCAATGATGACTTTGGTCTTGCCAGTTCCTTGCTCCATAAACAGCCCAAACTCTTGCTGGTCTCTGCTTATCATAAATGCTTTTCTCTGGTGGTCCATTGGTGGGCGTTTATACAGATGTCCATCCATGGAAAAGTCTATGTTCCCTGTCTTGTTATTCTTGTTCAATTCAGCCTGTTTGGCAACTCTTATATATTCATCCAAGAATGGCTGAGCTGATTCTTCCCAATGCACATCATCAAAGTTTTCATTGATAAACTGAATGGCATTGGCTGCTGGTCTGAAAATAAGGTCACGTCCTTGCCATCTTTTATAACCAGGCAGATTTGTCAGTTTGGCAAAACCTCCGTTTTTGCAACCATCTTTAATGATGCAATAATTTCCACTGTAATGTGCAATAATCACGATATTTTTCTCCATCTCAGAATGTTAACCATTCTCAATCCTTTAATTTTGCGCCCTTTGAATATGTACCAATCTCCATCTCTGCCATCTTCAACGATTGGCTTGCCATATTGCAGATATTTGTCTCTGTTAACTCGGCAAAGGATTTTGTCTGTGTCATCTTCAGCGCGGAAGTTTAAGAACAAAGACTGTCCTTTGATTCTATATCCGCCACGCTTTTCCACATTGATAAGTTCGTTGTCATCACGCAAGTTCTTTTCTGATATTTTGCCCAAGAAAAGCACAACACCCTCAGCATCACCATCCAACTCTTCAATCAGGCTTATTTTGGTGGCAATGTTGTATTTTTCCGGATGCTCGTAAATATCACCAAATCTTTCTTTGCCTTCAAACAAACAGTCATACTTTGTAACAGCTGTTTCAAGCAATTTCTCTTGTCTTGGAGTCAATGGTCTTCCTTCTTTTCTTCTCAACTCAATATCATCCGCAATCTTTGGTCCAATTCCTTTGACATTGATATATCCGCCATAGATTGTATTGTCTTTGATGCTCCAATTCTTTTCAGATTTTTCTTTGTCAAATGCACAATAGCCAAATCCCTCTTTAACCATTTCACGCAGCAATCTGATACATTGGTCTTCGTCCTTGGCATTACGCAAAGTTGCTGCTGCAAATTCAATTGGGAATTTTGCCTTCAAAACCATTGTCCAATAGCTAACTAATCCATAGCTGACGGCATGCGAACGGTTAAATGCCCAAGATCCCATGGTGTTAATCTGCTCCCAAATTGTTTGGGCTTCCTGCTCTGTCAAACCATTCTCAATTGCACCAATTTTGAATTTCTCCCAATATTGGTCAAAGAACTCTTTTCCGAGAGATTTTGACATGGCTTTACGCAAAGCAGAAACATCTTCCCAAGATAGCTTGCCAATGTCACGCCCGATTGTCATAACCTGCTCTTGGTACACAACAATTCCATATGTAATTCTGGTGTGCTTTTCCATCATTGGATGCAGATAGGTTGTTTTTTCTTTGCCAGTCCTTCTTGCACAGAATTTGGTTGCACCACCACTGACCAATGGTCCAGGTCGAGCCAAAGCTGTGATGCTGACAATGTCTTCAAACTCATTGACATCAATCTGTCCACAAAGTGATTGCAGTGCTGTTCCTTCAAACTGAAAAACGCCTGTGAATTTTCTTTTGTTCAAAATGTCAAATGCTTCTTGGTCATCCATTGGATAATTCAGCAAGTCATCACGTGTCCAGCCTACATTGTCAAGAATTTCCTGAATGATTGTCAAAGTTCTCAGCCCCAAAGCATCAATCTTCAGCAAATCAAGAACTTCTGCATCTTTTTTATCAATTTGAGTTGCACCTGTATGAGCATCACCAGAGCAATAGTTGCTCAATGGATGAGCAGTAACAAGAGTTCCAGCTGCGTGCTGTCCTGTGTGACGGGCGTGGGCTTCAAGTTTGGCAGCAATAGCCAACTGCGGATATTTTTCAAGAGTTTTCTTGCCAATGTCCAATTCATTAAAAGTGTCCATAATACAAAAGGCTGCACGGGCGTCACCACCACTTCGCTCAATGATAGCTCCCTTTAAGTCCTCAACTTCCCAGACTGGAATTTGCAATTCCTTTGCCACATCAGTGATTGTGGATTTTGCTTTGTAACGGCTAACCGAACCAATTCTGGCAACACAATCTGCACCATATGTTTCTTTAAGATATTCAAACACCATATCACGCTTGGTGTCTTGGAAGTCAATATCAATATCAGGATAATCAAGACGATTGATATCAATGAATCTTTCAAAAATCAAGTCATATGGAATTGGGTCAATATCAGTAATGTACAAAAGATAACAAACAAGACTTCCAGCCGAGCTGCCTCGTGCTGGTCCAACAAGCATATGCTTCTTGCTATAAGAACACAAGTCAGCAATCAGATAGAAATAATCATCAAAGCCCTTTTCATGGATAAGTTTGAGCTCTCTGTCCAATCTTGCTTTGTACACTTCATTTGTTAAGTCAACACCTCTTTCTTTGGCACCTTTGACACACATATTGTACAAAGTGTCAGGACGAGGCGGATGCACCATTTCTGCTTTTGGCAATTCAGCATTGCATTCTGCAGCTATAAAGTTTGCATTGGCAATTGCCTCATCATCATTCCAGCCAAGCAGCTCCCATTCATCTTCATCCAAAACATGGATTGGATTGATATTTGACTCAGCTGCACCACTGGCAAGAATCTGATAAACAGGATAATCTTCCGGCTTTAACATATAATTGTCAGAAACAGCTGCACATTTAATCCGCATTTTTTTGGCATACGAGTGGGCATTCATAGGTGTGTTGGGGGATAAACCAAGATAAACATTTTCTCTGCTGTATAGCTTCCGAAAATCCTCATTTTCTCGCATGTAGTCTGTAAAGTTTGAGAGAATGATGAAAATATTGGCACTGACGCCCAAAACATCATTGTAGTCAATTCTTGGTGTATAATAGAATTGCTCAGTTGATTTTGTTGCCAGCTCATACAATTCTTTCAGTCCTGCGTTATTACGCGCCAAAAATGAAATGTATGTTGTTTCCTGCTTATTGTTTTCTTTGGCATTCTCTACTGTTGCCAGCTCAACTCCAAAAATAGGCTTCTTGCCATATTTTTTGCAATACTTAGCAAACTGAACATGTCCCCAAGTCCCGTGTCTATCGCATATGCCAATGGCATCACCAGGGATAGTCTTGGCAACTTGTTCAATGAATCCGTATGCTATTCTGAATGAATATTCTGTGCGGACTTTAATATTATTCAGCATTCTCTCAACTCCAAAATTACAACATTTCTTTTGTTCTTAACCATTTGACACAGCGCAGCAGAGCTTCCACATCTCCCATGGCTCTGTGGGCATTGTCAAAGGTTTCTCCAAAGGCTTCTTGGTGCAACTTGGTTAAATTTAGACGATATCCATGCATGGACTTTGTTCCCTCACATGTACAAATATGAACAGCTGGCCAAGGGAATTGGCAACCTTTGCCAAGCCTTAACAATTCATTTTTGAGCATGTCACGGTCATAAGCCAAGTTGTGGGCAATCAAGTGAGTTGTGCCAAGGAAAAATCTGCACAGCTCTGAATACCTTTTGGCAAACTTCGGCTGACCAGCCAGCATAGCATCTGTGATGTGGGTTATTTCTGTGATTTTGTCAGGAAGCTTAATGCCTGGATTTACAAAGAATTCAAGTCGGTCAATTTCCTCAAGTGTGTCAAAATCAACTTTGATGCCAGCAAACTCAATAATCTGCGGTTGCTCTGATAATGGTGCTGATTCTGGCTTCAACAAACCTGTTGTTTCTGTATCAAATACAATGGCAATTCTTTTATGTTCAGTCATTGCTGTTTCCTTCCAAATAATCCATAAGCATTAAACCCATAACACCATACACAGCCAAATCTGACAATGTGTCAATGATTTCATCATGAGAAAGTTTTTCCCCAGAAGCTATCATCTTTGCCATATTCTCAAATCTGACATACTTTCTTTTTACATCAAAGAATAAAGATAACAAAGCAAAATTCTCTGGCTCTTGGCTTCTTGTTTTCACATAGTCCCCATACAGCACTCCCTTTCCAGCGTGTATTTTTGCCAATGTATCTTGTATTGAAACAAATCCTGCACTTTTCTTTGCTTTAAGCAGAATCTCATCAGAAAGTCCTGACAATTTCAGCAGTTTTTCATTGAATGTAATTTTTTCAGCCATCAATATTCTCCTTTGGCAACTTGGCAGCAGAGAATGCCATTCTCACGCCACATGTTAACAACTTTCTCTCTGTCATCAAAAACAGCAATTACATTGCAAGTTCCTTGAATTGCATCAAGCATTCTTTTTTTGACAACAGCATCAGATTCTTCATTTCCACAAGGACGCATCATAAGCTTGCAATACTGTATATAATTGTTGCGCAGCCACTGTTCTGTTCTTTCTCTGAATTTATCACTCCTTCCTGTGCAAATGTAGATTGGATATATTTCAGAAAGAGCTTGGCAAATTTTAACAAGATTTGCATTTGGAGCATCCAACTCCAAAGAATCATTAAAAGAATCATAGTCTGGTTTGAATTTAATCTTGCTCTTGTCTGCCAGAAAAACGCCATGCTCATTTTCAAGAACAGCAATATTTTCCTTTGTTTTAAGCTCCTCAAGAAATATGAATTTTCCGCCATTATATTCAACAGAACTTCCAAATTTTGGCTTCAAAAATTTAAGCCGTTCAGGACTTGTTTTTGCAAGTGTTCCGTCAATGTCAAAAATAACAATATCTTGCATAATTATTCCTTTCTTAAAATGTCAAGAAGTTTACGAGCAGCAACTGCTTCATCTTTGGTGACAGCACCCTTTTCCAGAACACCATTGATGAACTTGTCCATTCCCATGGCTGCTTCTGTTTTATGTGAAATTAAGAATTTCTCAGCCCACGGATGGACTTCTACAACTCTCTTTATCATCTCATCAAAAACTTGGCGATATTCATTTTGAGTGCGATAGCCTGTGCGGGATTTTGCCAACTCAGCCAAAGTTCTTAAATTAAATTTGGCAATGATATTTGTGCAAATATTTGTTGGCAAAACGCCCCTTGCATCTTCTTCCGGAATGCCAAGTTCAATCATCTTCTTGTATGCTTCATTGATATCAGCCATGGTCTTGTCATAAATTTGACTTGCCAAACCATTGCCACCAAAGGTATAATTCTTGACAAAATCAAAATTCTCCATGTTCAGCATGCGCATGGTCTGTTGTGCGTATGAGCCTGTGCGAGTTCTGACAAACTGATGAGTGAATGCACGGCTAACACCTCTGATTTCAAAAATGTAATCTACAAATTCCCAAGAACTTGGAACAGTCTTGCTCATGTAATCAAGCTCAGCCATCTTCTCTTCTTCTGACATTGCTTTGATTTTGTTTTCTGTTTCTTTGCCAAGCTCAAGGCGTGTGCTTTTCGTGTACAATAGTGTGTCAACTGCATCTTTGGTGTAGTTAATTAGCCGAACTTCCATCTTCTTTCTCCTGCAACAATTTTTCATTCATTTTGATGATTTTTACATCAGCATCAGTTAAAGTCACCAAGGCTGTGCAAACTATACATTCAGACTTTTTTGAAATGTATTCTTCCACCTCCTTGTTATTCCAATGCTTGATGACATCTTCAAGATATCCAACTGAATTGAGAAGATTCTTGTACGGCTTCAGTTGGAGTTCAAGCTCCTTACCAATCTTTTGTCTCTCTTCATCAACCATATTTGCATATTTTGTTTGGTTCTTTGAATATTCTTCATTTGAAAATTTCCACCGCCAGCTGTCAGGAAGCAAAATACCAAGCTGTCCAGTTTTGCTGCTGTGAGGCAGTTCAAAACTCTGTTGAACAAAAGACTTTTCATATTTCTGCAGAATTTTCATATCATCTTGAGGAAAATGTTTTATCAAAATTTCCTTTTGGACATCTGCATATTCCTGAGCCATTTTTTGCAAAACAGCTTCCAAATCAAGACAAGGATTGAGTGTGATAATCTGTTTCTTTGCGATGGCTAGCAAATTATCAATCATATACTTTGCCATCTTCTTTTTTCTCGGTGAAGCCATGATATTTCCTTTCATTTATTACACATATACAATGTTTTGTTATAATTGTCTTGCTTCATGATTTTTTCAATGACATCAATGTCACCAATTACATCATCAAGCATAATTTGCCGCCAAGTTGCAAATCTGCCAAGAGAATAGATTTGTTTTTCGCGGCTTAAATTCAAAATGTTATTCTTGCGAATTGTATCATCTATTGGAATAATTTTGCCAAGGGGTTGAACAATCTTGACTGGATTAGTAAATTCAGCACTCCTTGTATCGATGCCAAAATACTCTCTAAGAGTTGTTGCTATATATGCTGATTCTGCACCTTTCTCAAACATGGCATCAATTGCTTCTTTTCTGCCCTCAAAAATAGCTTCATTGCCAGAGATGCTCAATCTGTAAAATGGCGTTTTTTCTGACACATCATAAATTGTCTGATAAACATCAACCAGTGGTTCGTTAATGTAAAAATTAACAGAACAAATTTCTTTGCATTCATATTTTGTGCCAGCATTCAATCCTGCAATTTTCATATTCAATGGCATAGGCAAAGTTGAAATTGCAGCACTACTACTGGGCTGTTCAACTTTGTGATTGTATTCAATCTCAACACCCTCAGCCAATCTTTCAACAAAATCGTGCGGAGCTATATATCGAACTTCACCATGGAAATTCTCAATGCTGCGCTTGGCAACTGTTCCTGTAACTTTCTGGGAATAAAGGTTGTCAAATTTCAAATTGCTTTCGTTGTAAAGTTTACCATCGTGCCATATAGCCTTTCGGATGCTAACTTTCTTGAATGGAATGCCGGTAGCAATCGACACTTTGTCTGTTCTAAATCTCAAAAGGGCTTTATGATTATGAGGCAGCTCTGATTTTGCTTCATAAACAATCGGGTTGTGCTTTCTTAGAACATTGGCAGCTATAAGCCCTGCCATTCCAGCACCCCAAATTTGTAATCTATCTTGCACTGTATTCTCCTATAATTTTGTAAATGTTATCTGAATTGAAAATCTGTTTGAATTTGTATTGCTCTTTATTCAAGATTGACTCAATATGATTAAGCATCTTTTTGCGGGCGTTTGCAGAATTAACAATTGAAGTATTCTCAGCCAAAAATGTTATCATCTCAAGACAGTCAGCAATCTTGATTGCATCTTTTTCTTCTTGATTTGGCACATACATTTCGTGAGCCAATGCCAAATCCTCTTCAATGCTGTCAACAATCTTCTTAATCTCTGGGTGCTCCCATTTTACAGTTGATGGAATATCACCTGTAAATATTTCATAAAAATCATGCAACAAGCAAGCCATCAGCATCTGATAAGATATTGGTTTGTTATAAATGAAGCCAAGAATCATAGAAGCCCGCCATTGGTGCTGAGAATTTGTTTGCTTATTCTTAACACAAGTCATGGCATGATATCTTTGTACATCACCACTGTCAAGAATTGTTTTAATGTCTTCAATTTTCATTTAGTTAATTCCTTTGCATTAAAAGATTGGAGGACAGAGGGACTGCCCTCCATTTTTGGCATTACATTGGGTCTGAATCACTTTCAGCGTCAGATGCCATTTCAACGGGGTTGGCAACTTTAACATCACCACCAATAACAGCCTTACGGAATTCACGAGCTGCCATATAAAGTTCAACCCCACCAATTTCAGTCGTCGGCTTATAAGCAGCAACTGAAATGCCAAACCAAGAACCATTGTCGTTGCTTTCCGGAACAGTGGTCAATTTATATGCCATATAGAACATGGCAGGATTCATTGTGCCTTTTCCATCCGGCTTCGGAATTTGAAGCTGATTGATAAGGGTGTTCCATCTGCGGGCTTTTTTAAGCTGAGATTTTGCCAAAGAAATTACAACCTGCTTTGTGGTCTTCTTTTCTTCATCTACAACCAAACCATAATATTCAGCAGTCGGAACAATCTCATTGCCATCAACTGTAATGTGGTTGCCTTTTTCATCAACTTCGCAAGCTTTGTATTCTTCATCGCTGATGCCATGGTCAGCTACAAATCCACCACCAGCTGTGCGGGGCTTCCATTCAATGTGTGCTCTGCGGTATGAAACAGGAATGAACAACAGTCCTTCAGCACCATCTTTGATTTCATTTGAAATGTTATCAAAGAACATTCCTTCCTCAGCCCCTTGGATATATCCGCCGGAGCTTTTTTTGACCTGGTCAGAGCCAGACTGCAAAATGGAAATACGAGGGATGGCAAAGTCATCTTTGTTCATAAATTCAGTGCCAGCACCGGCGTCTTCCATCAGCATTGCATCAAGCTCTGCATTGGCAATTGGAGTTTCCTTTTTCAAAGCAACTTCTTTTTTCTCAGTCATTTTATTTTTCCTTTCAAAATATTAAACATTGTCAATTGTGTGTTAGCCAATCTTTCTTGGCTGTTTAATAACTGCCTTAAAACCTGTGTACACACTGAACAGGTCAAGTGGTACATTCGCACCACTGGCGAGTTTCTCCTTGATATATGAAGTCAAAGAAGCATTGTGAACAGTTGTGCTTCTGTCGTACTCCATACCAATCTCTTTACAAAAGTCAACAAATTTCTCTGCAATTTCATCTTGTCCTTTTCCAAAATCAACAGAAATGTTGTTCTTGATAATAGCTTCACCGCCGTTAGCTCGCATCCAATCTAATGCTCTGTGATTGCGGTCAATCAGTGCATCTCTCTCGTCTCCTTGTGCTTTAAGGATTGCACCACGGGAAGGCAAGGAAGCCTGAACAACATCTTTGATGGTGATTTCAGAACCATCACCAAGAGTGAATTTCTTTATGCCAAGCCCCGTCATCATATCTGGCAAAGTAACTGCTTCGATTTCTCTGTATTGTTTTTTCTTTTCTTCAATCTCAGCTTCCATTTCAGCAATTTCACTCGCCAAGTTTACCATTTCAGAAGCCTTTGTTTGCAAGTCTTTTAAGCTCACATCTTTATCGGCATTTTCTGCATCGGATTGAAGCAATTCATCAAAATCTTTTTTGTTCATTTTATTTCTCCAAATTGAATTCAAGCGGCATATAAAATCCATCAGTCTTATTCCCATCAGAATCTCTCTTGCGATTCCAATACAAGAATCTGACTTTATTAAAACCAAGCTGAGCCAAAGCAAAGCAAACGCATTGCAAAGCGGTTGGGTCACCTAAATTTGGCCAAAGAATAAAATCGTTTTCGCAATCAAACTCTTTGAGAGTGTTCATTGCTTCTCTCATATACCTTGTCGGCATTGAGCAAACTCTTTGGTCTGGTGTAAAAACTCTTTCAAGTCTGCCATATTCTGCAGCCTTGGAAAAGTCCGGCGTCCATCCATTCTTCGGCTTGGGCTCTTGAACTATATATACAACCATATTGTTAATTCCTTTTCATTTACATTGCTATTGTATTTTATATTTTTGTAAAAGTAAAGCATTATTTTACAATAACCAATTTTTCTTTTGACCTTGTTGCAGCTGTGTAAAGCCAACGAGTTTGGTCAATCACTCCTCCTCTGACAGCTGAACTTTGGTCCCAAACCATTGTAGCATCAAATTCCGAGCCTTGAGCCTTATGAGCCGTCAGACAATATGCAAAGTCAAATGGATAGATGTCAGCTTTTAATGGCAAACACTTCCAAATTCTCACAAAATCCTGTTCAAATTTTTCTGAATCATGATATTTCCAAAAATCCTTATTCCAGAATTTGAATGAATTGAAAGAGTGAACATTTCCAGTTGCCCTTTTGACATAGATTATAGAGAGACCAGCCAAGTCTTGAGAAATGTCAATATTTTTAACGGCTGAAAAAATCTCACCATTGAATGCCAAAATTTTTCCACCAAAACCGCCTGTTCTATCTCTGATGTTGCTCAATGAAATAACTGGCTCACCCTCATAAACTTTGTTTTCGGTAAAACCAAGCTTGGTGCGAACTTTGGCATTGATTGTCCTGCGCAGATTGTTGTTATAGCAAATGTGAGTATATTTATGAGAATTTTTTACAACCTCTTCATGGAATTTGTTGGCAACCAGTAAATGCTCACCATCTTCAAATTGTTTGAAATTTCTGCCACCCTCGCGAATGTGAGTTGCCAAATTGATAATTGGATTTTCTTTGGCAACACGATGCACTTCATCAAGGAAAATATCAGTCTTTGTTTCTGCAAAAACATCTTTTGATTTTATAGGCGGAAGCTGCATTCCATCACCAATCAAAACAACCTTATCAAACACACTTGTGATATCAGCCAGCTCCTGCTCTTTCAACATAGATGCTTCATCAATAATGGCAATTTTGTTTTTCAGCTCTTCTGGATTAGCCACAAAATCAAATGCCAGCTCTTCACTCTCAATCACAGGTATCTTCTCACCATGGTCATCAAGAATGAAATTGCCGTCAGCATCTTTGTGATATTCCATCTTGCCATCATTCTTCTTAAATTTTAGGGTGTTTCTTGGTGAATACAATATTGAATGTAATGTGCTGGCAGAAATGCCTTTATCCCTTAAAACTTGGGCTGATTTGTTTGTTGGTGTCAAAACAAGGCATTTTTTGCCAAGTTCTGCTGCAGCTTTGGACAGCACAAAGGACTTGCCTGTTCCAGCATATCCTTCAATCTTGCTGATGCCATCTTTGGCATTGCAAATTAAGTCATAAGCTGCTGCTTGTTTTTCTGTTAACATATTGTTAATTCCTTTTCATTCTGTGTTACATATTACATTGGCAATGCATCATCAACAGGATTTCCACCTGGCTCTGAATTCTGCAGCCATTTTGTGAATGCTTGTTTCATTTCTTCCGGCGTTGCATTTTCATAATTGGCAACAACCTCAGGCACAATCCAAAGACGAACTCTTGAACCATCTTCCAAATATACTGGCTTTTCATATTGTTTGAATCCTGCATCACGCATAACCTCAGCCCACTTAAAATCAGAAAACTTCAAAAGATTCTGTGGAACTGATTTCGAAGCTTTTATGTGCCGAATTGAAACAACATCCATATTGAATGGGTGGGCTCTGTCTTCAGCTCTGCCAAAGATAAATTGCTCCAAGGCATTCCGGCTTGCCTCAATAGAAACAAGCTTCTGTTTCGTCATAGGGGCTGTCCCCTTTGGATTGAATTTGTCAAGTTTGATTTTCTTAAAGTAATTCATAAGAACTCCTGCGCAATCTGGTGAATCTAAAAATTCATAAAGTTTCTGGTAATACTCATCTGTGTTTCTCTCAACTGGAACTTGAATAATACAATATCTTTTGTCATATTGGTCAACAAGCAAAGCATCTTCATGGTTTGTTGTCATGAGAATGTTATATCTGTTTGGCATAGTATAGCTTCTGCCACCAGGCAAGCGCACCATGGTTGTTGGCTCTGTGATAAAAGGCTTCATCTTGTTCATCAGCTCAATGCGGTCAGAATGCTTAATTTCTTCCACAATCACAAGCTGAGCCTGCTCTTGCCAATCGGTATAGATTTCATGCAATCTTTCATTGCTTGGTGACTTCACATTATCCTCGCCAAGAACTTTCCGCATGAAATGTCCAATTGTAGATTTGCCTGTTTGCTGATGCTTGCCGCACAGAACAACAGACCACCTTATTTTGACACCTGGATTTTGAACTTGATAAGCCAGCCATTCAATCAGAATTTGTCTTTCCTGTTCATCAGGCACCAAGAACTTGAGGTGATTTTCAAAAATGCTGGCATCTCCGTCAATAGGCTCAACACACGGATTAACCCAAGTGTTAATCTTGCGCAAGCCGTCCTCTTCAATCAGAAGTTCTTGACCAGGCGCAAATGTCGGACAGTCAACAATATCGATGACAGATTCAGTCACCATATCATCAACCATATTATCTTTCGGAAGCTTCAACTTCTTTGCCAACTGAGATTTGTCCAATCTCTGCTTCAATCCTGCATCTGTATATTCCTTTGTTGAAATAATATGAATCCATCCAAACCCTGCCTTTTTAAGCAGCATCTTAACTTCATCATCTGACATTCTTCTGATAAAGGATTCACCCTTTGCAAACAGAATGTCGTCAAGCCCTTTGTAATTCTCATCCCAAGTTTCAATTTCAACATCCAGACCCAAATCTTTAACAAGCTGATGAAGCTCAGCAATCATCTTATAAGTTGCTGCACTGTCTTCGCTGTCAAGGGCAATTTTGACTGTGCTCACTTCAAGCTCAAGCAGCACATTCTTTAAATCTTGTGGGGCGGTATTTACACCATTCAAACCAATTGTATAATAATTGCCCAAAGCAGTGGCAATATCAGCTTTCAATGGTCCTTCGGTTATGCGAATAACTGAACCACAATTTTTCGGCTTGCCATCCTTAACATTCACCACAGGACAGTGGGTTGTCGGGAATGCCTTTCCACCCTCTGTTTTATTACCAGAAGAGCAAAGCAAATATTTCCGATTGTTAATTGCCTTGCGGGGGCGATTCAAGATGTAATTTATATTGCCACCAATATCTCTGATAGGAATGAGCATCCCAGTTTGAGCATTAAAGGCTCTTGAGCCATTGGCATTGATGAAAAAACCAGGATGCCCCGTCAGATTATAACTTGAATCAATTTTGGACACAGCTTTCGATGATTGTGTATTCTTGCCATTCTGCCAAGTCTTATATCCAGCCTGAGTAAAAAATTTCTGCTTCATGCCTCTTTTTGTTAATTCTTCAATTTCCTGAGCATCTAAATTCAGATTATTCAAGAAATTTTCATTTATTTCTGTTGCCAGCGATTTTCTATCAGTCTTGAAATAAGTATTTGATGACATTATTGCCTCTTGAATTTTGGTGATGTATTATAAAAATATATTTAACAATTCAAAATTAAAAGGGCCTTTATTTGTCCGTCAAAACATTCTTGTATTTCGGCAAATCTCTACTTTTGTACACCAATTCAAGAGATTCATCATCCACAGATACAAATCCGTGATTCCAGTCCCAAGCCAAATCTTTATTTCTTCCGCCTTTTGCCAAAAAGTCTTCATAAGAAATTCCCTCATCACCAGCAGCCATGATAAGCTCAAATGACTTGTATCCCCATGTTCCTTCACGACGAGGATTTGCATTCATATTTGACTTGATAATGCCACCCTCAAATTGAGATTTTTTGCCAGAGTGCTGAGGCTTTGAAGCCTTTTTGTCACCTTTGTTTTCATCAATCATTTTGAACAATTCTCCAATACCATAACCAAGGGTTGTTCTGTCACGAAAAGCCAGAACTGCAGCCAAAGTTCTTTTAACAGCCGTTTTGTGGTCTACGAATTTAACAATCTTCTTGTTCTCAGGAACAGTTGTGTTGTAAAGTTCGGCTAATTTTGCACCAGTCATTGTTTCCAATACCAGTTCAATTTCTTTTGCTACATTGTTTGTCATTGTTTATTCCTTTCCATAAAATTAAGTTAATTTGTTCTTACATTATTTAATGTATATCTAAAATGAACAAAAGTCAACAATTATTTTACAACTTTTCAAATATTTTTTCAAAATTTGTCTTAATTGCTTGAATTTCATCAATTATTTTTTTGTTCATCTGATAGTAAATAAACCGATTTTGCTTCCTTGCAGTCAAAATTCCTGCATTTTTCATCTGAGAAAGAAGATGAGAAAGGGCTGAATTTTTCAAGCCAATAATCTTGCAAATCTCAGTTGGTGTTCTTTCTTTGCCGTCAGCCATTACTCTGATGATTTTGAATTTGGCACCAGAAATGGCGTATGTTATCATCTTTTCTTTATCCATGTTCGTTACTCCTTATTGCAAAATGTCTTCTTTCTCAACCAGAAATCCATTGTTAATGGCAATGGCTCTTCCATATATCTTATTGTGGCAGACTGGGCATTCAATTATATCATTCCTGTCAACTGGTGAAAACAAATTCTCACAGTTCGGGCAATACCCAATCTCATGCAGACAAAAATCTGCCATCTCAGCTCTGTCAAGATAAAGAATTTTGCATAGTTTCCCCATTTTATCTTTCGTCTCCAGAACCATGCATTTTGCCTCTTGCCATTCTGTCAAACAATTTGCTTGCGTTAGCCCGCAAAATGCCTTCTGTGGTGAAGCCAAGAGAATTGCTCAAGTCTGTAAAACTATTGACAAGACTGCGCATTGCTGTTCTTTCCTTGTGCTTGTTTCCCTCAGCCATGCCATTGACCATCATACCAATCTTGGAAGAAATTGACATGATAACCTGTTGAGGCTTCTTGTTTGTCTGAAGATTGTCAGGCTTAAACTGCTGCTGATTGAAATCAATCGACTTCCGCAGATAGCCAAGATGAATTATGTACCACCCCCAATCGCCAAGTTCTTTCTTCAATCCGGCTTGTTTTTCCTGCTCAGGAACATCATCTCTATGAGCTTTCTTAAGTTTCCCTGTTATTTCTCCAAATTCCTCTAGAAAACCATAAAAACACTGCTCCTGTGTTCCTTTTCTGTCCCAAGTTTTCAGGACAACATTTTCAAGATAATTTTTAGGCGTCATTTTCATTCTCCAATTCTTCTGAAATTCTAAATTTTTCGCCAGCTGCCAAACCATTTCTGATTGCTTCGGCATCTATATTGTTAGACAGCTTGCTTTTGGACTTATAAATTTTGTCAATGCCAAAATCTTTCATAAAATCTTCTTTCAGATTCTCTCTGTTCAGAACAATTAAATCTGTGCCGGTTGACTTCTGGCAGTTTTTCCGACGGGATTCTATGAAGCCGAACAATCTCTCAATCACTTTTGAGCAATATCCATTGCGGAATGAATTTGTCATCACCAAGCTATTGGTGCCAAGTCTTTTGCTGGCAAGATAATTCGCTGAATGCTTAAATATCTGGACTTCAATCTCCATCTCAAATTCAAATCTCTTTGCCATATCAATTGCCAAGTTGACAAATTCATCATCACCGAATATAATCATCTTTTTCCCTTGTGCAAAGGCTATGCAGCCAAAATATTCAGCAATCAAATTTATGACACCATTGAATAAATACAATGGATATTTCTTTTTCGGCACGAAATATTCGTGTGTGTTGCTGCTTTTTCTCTTGAGTTGATATTTTTCTATCTGATATTTCTCAATCAGCATGTTTGCCTTTTCCAAAGCAATCTTCTCTTCGGCTTCAGTTGCACCGTTGCTTTGGTTAACTTCAAGCAACTTTTTAACCTGCTCTATAATTTTGCTTTTATCCAGCATCTTTCCAATCTTTCAAAATGTTCTTGTCAACAAGGGAATTTATATCAATCTCGTCAAAATCCTCATCCACAATGCAGTTGTCCAAATCAAGAATTGAATCATCTAAAAATTCATCAATCTCATCTTCTGCAGGCTTTCTGATTTTGACGGGCTTCTTCATATCACTCTCCAAATAACCTCTTAAAAAATAATGTTACAGAATCTTTATTTTTTATGTCAGCAGCAAATTCTGGATGAAAATCTTTCAGTGTAAAGTCACCGATGGCTGAGCCAGCATGAGCGTATATTTTGTCACCACAATACACAACAACATAGCTCTTGCCACCGCTTGCTGCATACTTCTTGTGCCAAATAGGCTGTTGTGGCTGAAATACCGGCTTTTCATATATACTCTTGACTGATTTCAGCTCAACCCAAATTGCCTCACCATTCTTACCAAGACAGAATACATCTGGTGTCCCCTGGTTGACTCTGTTCTCAACACGCTCGCAATATTTTGTATGGAGTTGGAACAGTGTACGAAATTTTTCCCAGAATTCTTTTTCTTTCATCACTTTCTCCGGCAGTCAGGCTTTCCATCAGGAAGCAAAACAGGCTGAACATAAGACAGGTTTGATGGCACAAGATATTTGCATCCTGTTTCCAAATCTGTCAGCAATGACAAGCCAACAATTCCTGAACTCTCTGCTTTGAATCTATTCTCAGCAGAAAATGCAAGCCCGCCAAAAAGCATAACAAAAATCAAAACAAGAACCAAGATTATAAAAAATTTCTTCATTGTTCATTCCTTTCCATATTTTATCAGTTACTTAAATTATAACTGTTTATTTGACAAAAGTAAACAATTTACATAAATTTTTCTTTGGCTAAATTCCGGAAGAATTCAACCAGCTTTTCTGTCATTCCAGAATCTGTGATTATTTCAGCAAACCAGCCATCCTTATCACAGCACAATTGTTCGCGAGCCAACTGTTCTCTTTCACCAAGCGGAACAGCAATTTTGTAACATCTGCCATCATATTTGTCATAGATGACTGCTTGGTCTTCTTCTGAAACAAAATGCTCTTTTGTTTTATCAAACTCATCAAAGAACTCTGCCAAAATAGGCTTAAATTCCTCAATCTTCTCAAGCTTGCTCAGCAAAGTCTGCTTCGGCATTTCACAAGGAAGGCAAGCCCTGTCATTCTTTTCATCAATGAAAGTCATTTTGTTTTCTCCACAGGATTGAATTGTCTATCAACAATGAATTTCAGCATCATCTTAATATGCATCGCATCTTTTTCTCCAACGCCTATACCAAGACTATCTGAAAAACCAGTGCATTTGCCATTCTCAATAAATCCAGCAGATGTTGGTGTTTTGTTTATACCATCAGCAACTTCTTTGTGCTCAATTGTATCAGAGAAAATCACAGGAAAAAAATTGTCAAATATCACATACTTCATAGTTGCAACTCCCTATCGATATAGGGAGTGATGGCAGACATCATAAGAATGTGTTTCTTGACACTTTCTCATTGCCTCATCATCAGAGCATCCACAAACCAAAATTGCAATCATAGCCAGCATAAACAAAATTTTCTTCATAATGTTAATTCCTTTCCATAAGTTAATTTGTTCTTACATTATCTTTATACTATGTTCTAAACATAAAGTCAACAATTATTTTACAAAAATCTAAACTTTTTTTGTTTTTCTCGTTCTTTCAATATCTTCTTCCACATTTTCTCTCGCTTTGCTCTATTTTTCTCCCGAATTTTTATTTTCTCTCGCTTTGCTTTTGCTGCCTTTCTGGCATTGTCAGCCAGCTTCTTTTTCCATCTGACTGTGAACTTGCTTTCTTTTTCTGCATTTAGCAAGAAATTCCTTGCAAATCCCATATCTGAAATCAAATAGAATTTGAATGTCATTGGGTGGCTCTTGACAAATGCCAAATATTCTTCCGGGAACATAAATGGCTGAGCCAAGATTTCTTTACGGCTTAACGGAAAAATGAACTGATGATTTTCAAGGTCTTGTTTGCTTATGTTATTGAGGGTGGCACCACTCATTATCCCACCTTTGCGAAAACACATCAGGTATGCTGCCCAATGCCTTGGTGTCATTTTATACACTCGCCCAATGATGCTGGCTCTTATCATCTCACCATCTTTAAATGGTCCACGGAATGTTGGGAATTTTTCCATCTCAAGCCTTTCTCAAAACACATTCATAATGGCTTGGCAAATATTTGCCAAAAACTCCAACCACTTCTTCAGTTGGCTCTCCATAGCAGGCATATCTTCTTGCGATATACTTGCCATCTGGCAAATCTATAAATCCAAGTTCATCAGGATATAATGGCAATTTGACATGCCTGATAACACCATTGACAACCACCCACACTCTTTCTGTTTCGTTTTTGTGCATCTTTTCAGAAGCTGCTTTTTCTATCTCATGTGGCAAAGCTCCGCCATAACTGCCAAAATAATTCAAAATCATCATGGCAATATATTGATTGAAATTGTATATGCCTGCTGCAGCAATGTAACAATCAGCCATTTCATATTCGTCTAATGGAGATGCCAAATGCTCATCCATTTCCTCTGTAAATTTCAAAAGCTGATTTTCTATGTTGGCTCCTTTGAACAGCTTTTTGTGACGGTCAGCCATAGCCTTAAACTTGCAAAAATCAAAGCCATTTTTCCAAATTTTAAATATGTTTTTCTGTTCCATTTTCACTAATTCCTAACTTTTTTCTCAATTTCTGAATTGCAAGCAATTCTATTTGTCTGATTCTCTCCTTGCTCAAAGAGTATTTTTTGCCAAGCTGGCTCAATGACTTATCATCACATCTGCCAAATAGAATGTCATAAGTCCTTTCTGATAGTTCCTTCTTTGCCAATTTCTTGAGCTGCTTTCCGCAAATTTGCCTATCTAAATCGCTAGGCTTATCTTGCAATTGATATTTACACTCAGGATTATCAATGTTAACATAGCTGAAGTTGTGATAATCATCAATTGCTTTCTTTGTCACCTCAGATAATTCTGCACTCTCAAAAACAAGATAATTGGTACAAGGTCTCACAAGATTGACATTTCGCAAAACATATTGACCAAGATGACGATGCAACCAATATTCAAGATAAACACCAAAGCTCGCGCCCTTTTCAGCATTGAAATATTTGACAGCATTCATAATGGCGAATATTGCTTCCTGCTGCAAATCTTCATTGTCAATTCTGCTCCAATAATACCGGCGAATCCATTTCTGAATGAGGGGTTGAAACAACTCATTCAATTTCATGATATCTTTCTTTTTAACATAATCAATAATTTCCATTGCTTTATGCTTCCTGCACACTGTCAAATTTCCACATAAATTCTACACCATCTGGTGCTTTGAACTCATCATTCAGCAGATGTGTCACCAAAACATATATTTTCTTCGGCTTAAATTCCCGCACCTTTTCAATTGCAGCAAGCATGGTCTTGCCAGAATCAATCATATCATCTACAATGATGCAAATTCTGTCTTGATAAGATGGATTGTTTGCATATTCATCCAAGCCATAAATTTGGAGACTGTCTTTGCTTCTTCTTTTGGTAAATACCATATGCTTGCAAAACAGCGGATTGCTCGGCAAATAAGCCGACAGCAAATTATAAGTTTGCCAAGCCCTATCAGCTGCACCTGAGTCTGGTGCAAAAACAAGAAATTTGTCCTTGTTATGCCAACGGCTTATCGCTGCAATTTCATCTTTGAATGCTTCTAAAAAGCTGATGTTCTTGAAGAGAATTCCCTCAATTGAATCACCTTGATTGCCAAGATGAAAATCGTATGTGACAATCTCATTGATGCCAATCTTTTTCAGCATTTTGAAGAATGTTGCGATAATTGCTCTTCGGCAGCCATCTTCTTTCTCAGGCTTATCCGCGCGCCCAAATGGCAAATATGGACAGGCAAGTTTAATTGTTGAAAAGCCTATCATCCTCAACTCTGCAGCAAGGTGAGCCAGAATCATCTCAGACCATTTCATGTTGAAATAAAAATAGATTTCAATTCGCTTGCTCTGCTCAGCACAGAGTTGTTGTAATTTTTCTCTTGGCAACTGCAGTTTGAACTCGCCATTCCTGTGGTAAAAAACCTTCGCCAAGCATCTATATCCATGTACATCAAGCACAATATTATTCATTTTCGTCACTCCTTTCCTCTGGCTTATTTTCCCAGCTTAAACTCATATGCATTCCTGTATCAGAATTGAATCCAAAATAACGGCGTTCTGTGACAGAATTATTTGTTTCCAATTTTTCGGTGTGGGTTGAATTGCATCTGAATTCAAACACCTCATCACCAATCAGGACAGATACTTCTTCACCAATCTCAAACAATCTTAACATCAGTTGCTTCTCCTTATCTCTCTGATTCTTGCCAAAGCCTTTTCAATTCTTATTTCTGGCTCGATTGTTTCTGAAGTCAAAATGCACTCAATCGCATGCAAAACAGTCTTGGTTGTATCAATGCTTTCTTGTTTTGTGCAATTTCTCAAATCTGAAATAAATTGAACAAATTCATCTTTGTCAACCAAGACAGAATCATACTTCTTGCAATAATGCTTCACCAAATCTTTACGCATTTTGACCACAGGCACATTCTCATATTCGCCTGTAAAATCTTCCGGCGAATAAAGCCCTGCCATATTGACATCGCCTGTGTATCCTGATTTATTTTTGCACCAAAGCACCCAGCCAGACTTGCTATAATATGTGTGCTTTATGCTGATACAGATGAAATTCTTATTGGTCATTCATTCTTCCTTTACATATTTACTGCCAATTCTTTCAATGATGTTTTCTTTGGCTCTTGAATCCTTAAAAGATAGGCTCATTTCACCAGTTGGATGCTTGAATTTATATGAGCAGTCTTCCTCTGACCATTCAATAGTTCCTACAAAAACCAAATCATGCGGTGTAGGCTCAGAATAACTTGACCAATGTGTTCTTGTGTACTTGACCAAATCACCATCAAATATTTTATTGCCAAAAGAATCAACCTTGCCTGTATATTGAGCAATTGCATCAGGCACGAACCATGCCCACTCATCCCAGTGGTCATCATATGCATCAAAAGCCTTTTCAATTTCGTCGTCAGAAAAACCTTGTGAATGAAGATTGTGGTAAAAATCATCCCAGCTGATTCCAATATGACCATCTGTATAAATAGCCACACCATCAAGGTGGAATCTGACTTCCTTTTCTACATCTACATATCCGTCTTCTTCCACATAAATTGTGCGGGTAATATAAGCACGAAATAACAACTCTCTCATTGGCTTTTCTCCATGAAATATCTAACACCAATTCCAGGCTTGCTTCTGTAATATGCAAGCTCTTGCTGACAAGCTTCTTGTGAAGCATAAGTGTCAACAATTTCGGTTGTTCCACCATCCTTGACAAATTTGATATCCCAAAGTTCCTGATGGTCTTCTATTCCGTCCAATTTTCTCATCACCTTGCTTATGGCTTCCTGATTATCAATCAGATATTGCCTCAGCTGTGCATAATTACGATATTGGCCACCCTTGCCAGTTGACATTTTGTACTTATTTTTTGGATTGATTAAAACTCTGAAAAAGTCCTTGGCTTCTTTCGGCATTTCATACCACATGCCCTTGCAAGAATAGATTAAATTGCACAGACTCATGAGTTCATAAACACCATCATCACCCATCTGCTCACCAGCCCAAAGTTGCATCAGAAAATCAACCTTTTCCATCACAAGATAAAATTTGTCATCGCAAAATCCTGCAGCATTCTGCTTGCTTATATTGTCAATGTATTTGCTCATTTGTCTTCCTTTCCTTTTGTGGATGTCCAAACCAATTTCTCTAAAAAGTCTTTGGCTGTTTTCAACTTGCTATCAATACGCAACTGCTTGTATTTATCCCATGTGTCAAGCCCAAGCAGCTCTTCACGAGCAGTTTTCAAATCAGTCAAAACTCCACAAATATTGTTTATGGCAAAATCGCTGTTAACTTGCCAAATTTGTTTCTTTGCTTCCATAGGGCTTATATATTGCTCATCAGGTAAAGCAGAAAGAATTCTTGCACTACAGCAAGCTCCTGCTGACCAGCCATTCTGTTTTTGTACCAAAGCTGCAGCATCTCTCTCAAACTTCTTTCGGCTAAAATAAATTTTGAAAAACATCACTTTTCTCCATCTTTCATGAACAGATTGCAGTGGCATATGCCATTCTTTGTTATTTCCTGACAACATGCGGCTGAGCCACAGCCATGAGTGTTATCTTCCGGCGGATAGCAAGGACATTTGCTCCAATCCTCTTCGCCAAAGAAACGGCGTTTTGCATTGGCAATCTTCGGCAGATTCTTTTCATTGATTGTCCACTTGTATCTACTGGCAATTTCACGAATGTTTTGTTCAATATTGTCCATTTTGTTTTCTCCTTAAATGTGTCCTGTTAATTTTGATGACCAATTGCAAAGCAGCCAACTGCCATAATCAGGATCCTGCTCTGCCAAAACTTTTGCGACTGTTCTAAAATCATCAAGCAATTTTACATAATTATCAGACAAACTTTTGCATCTTCTGTCATATTCATTTATGCAATCTTCTGCCAGCTCAAGGTCTTCTTCATAAAATCCTCTTCCTGTAGATGAATAATAAAACACTGTGCCATCTTTATGAACACTCATCTCTGCAATTTTGAAAATCTGCATTGGTTCATTTTCTGAACTATTGCGAACAATATCGCCAACTTTGAATTCTGTCTGTATCATAGTGCTTCTCCAATTTTATTCAAAACACTTGCTCCTTCAAGCTCACCAATTGTTGCAAAATCACCATCACAGTCTTCAACAACAGGATACATTCCTTTTACAGACTGTTTTGTTTCTGAAAAACTTTCAAACATCAAATCTACACATCCTGCTTCAAATTCACAATTGAAACCAATTATCCTTCTGTATTTTTTAGACCAAACGCCTTGCACAGTGCCATTCTCATCAGTTATAATTGGATATGGTCTAATGTCTAATTGGCTGTGTGATAACTGAAAACTAAACATTAGCACTCTCCTTTTTCATCATTTGTCTTAATTCAAAATATGAATACAGCTTTTCATTGCCAGATTCATCCAAGCATATTAAACCAGAATATTTGCTGTTTTGACGGAAAAAGCACTGGTCCCAAAAGCCTATGACTTTCAATTTTAGAGATTTGATTGTAAACATTGTTTATTCCTTTACATCTTTTGGTTGTACTTGATTGCGAGTGAAAAATGATGCAACTTTGGTGTAGAAATAGCTGTCGTCCTCTTGCAAGGATTCCTCATCATCTTTCTTGCTCTTAATGGATTTGTTCCAAATGGCAATTTTGCATCTTGCTTTTTCACCTTTCTTCACTGAAAAGCCCAAACGCTTCCACTCAGCAAAGGTATGAAGCTCTTCATCAAGAGGAATATTGTTGGCTGCCTTAGCATGGAGAATTAAAGTTGCATTGTTCATCGTTTTGCTCCTTACATTGCATCATATTCTTCTTGTGTATAGGCTCTATTGTTTTTAACAACATAGCCATTGGCTCTCAAATCAGAGATAAAGTCTTTTTTGCTTGAATATGAATCAGAGCTGAAAAAACGAAAATTGCTGCTGTTTTCATTCTTTTCTTTGATTATTGCATAAAATTTTGTCATCGTTCATTCCTTTACATAAATCAGTTTATCAACCTTATATATACATTCTAACCTGTTTTGAAATAAAAGTCAACAATTATTTTACAAAAATCTAAACTTTTTTTATTTTTATTGTTAAAACAATTTGTTATGCAGGTATTTTATAGGGCTGGCTGCAAAAAGTAAATAAAAATTATTTGTTGCCAATTTTAGCGAAAAAAGGAAAATTTTCGGCTAAAAATCTCACTCGGAGTTGAAAATTGGTCCGAGTGGTTGGAGATGGTGTGAATGCCAGAAAATTGTTGTAAAACAATGTGTTAATGTGTAAAAATGGCTCACTCGGAGTTTTACTCGGAGTCCGAGCGAAAAGGGTGCCAGTCCGAGTTAAAAACGATAATGATTATTATTTTTGTGAGCTGTAAAATATGTGAAAAATGCGATTTTTTCTTAAATCGCGCCATTAAGATAATTGTATAAGTGATTGAAATAACTATATTAAAAAATTCTACTCGGACTTCACTCGGACTTGAAAAAAGTCCGAGTAGAGCTAAGTCATTGAAATAACTGAAGAAAAATGTGGTCGAATTGTGGTTTTCACTCGGACATTTCCAAAGTCCGAGTAAGCAACTGTATCTGGTCAATGAAAATTGTATAAATGCTTGTTTTAGCTTTATTTTTCCAGTTGGATTAAAAGTTAACAATACAGTTGCTTAATATATATTTTCCTATTTCTACTCGGAGTTTAAAAAACCTTAGAGAAAAAATGTAGTGACAAAATAATGTATGTAATTTTGAGATTTTAGGGCTGTAAAGCTAAATTTCGCATAAGTCCGAGTTGAATTAGCGAAAATGATTAAAATTTTTCGCTAAAAGCAAGCAACTGCAAACTCATTTTTCGCATGCTTATAAAAATGTGCTCGGTGCACTTCACACAAAATTCTCCGCCTAAAATATTTGGGCTTTACTTTTCCCACAAAATTAACTATAATTTTAACAAACAATTTGTGGAGAATTTTCATGGTCTTAAAGATAGCACCAGGTGAGAGCAGCCAGCAGAAGCCATCTCAAAAGTCAGGTGCATATAAATATAGAGCAGAGTACAAAGCACTGGTGAAGCAGGCAGTTATGTTAGGCATGGAATTTAAGGACATCGCTAGCAGCGTTTTTAATGTGTCTGAGGAGGTATTCTTGCAATGGATGGTAGATTATCCGGATTTTGCTGAAGCAGCCAAGGAGGGTGGCGAAAAAGCCGATATGCTTGTTGTGGATGCTTTACACAAAATTGCCACAGGCTTTGAGTACACAGAAGAGGTGGCAGTGCCAGGCATGGGCATTGAGACAATAAGCCGTTACCACGAACCAAACATCCACGCAATCAAATACTGGCTGAACAATCGCAAATCTGATAAGTGGAAAAACAAAACAGACACCAATCTGTCTGGTGAAGTCAAAGGAGGAGTTGCTCTTGTTGTTATTGATAAAGATGATGAAGGATTGTGATATGTTGTCTGAGATGATGAAATTCTGGTGGGTTGCAATGGCAAGTTTTTGCTGTGAGATGCTGTTTTAATAAATGAAATTTGGTTTGGGTCTGGTTGGGTGATGGCAAAGGGCTTTATTAAGACAGAAAAACAGAAGGAAGCAACAAGGCTGCATGCAAGTCCAGCCACATTTATCTTGCTTTCTGGTGGTTCACGTTCTGGCAAAACATTCATCAATGTGCGTGATATCATTGTGCGGGCATTAAAAGCACCGAACAGTCGCCATCTTATTGCCAGAAAGAGATTCAACCATGTCAAACAATCAATATATTATGATACTTTGCAAAAGGTGTTGAAAATCTGCTTTCCGAATTTGACCAAAGACAAAGATTATTTCGAAAACAAATCAGACTGGTTCATAAAATTCAGCAATGGCTCGGAAATTTGGCTGGCAGGGCTTGATAACGGCGAACGACTTGAGAAAATTCTTGGCAATGAATATTGCACCATATATATCAATGAAGTGAGTGAGATTGGCTGGGACTCTGTTGAGATGGTCAAAAGCCGTTTGGCGCAGAAAGTGATGTTTACGAACAAGAATGGTGAGGAAGAAGAGCTGTCATTGAAGATGTATTTTGACTGCAATCCACCAAGCAAACGCCACTGGACATATATTGTATTTGTTTTGGGCAAAAACCCGATTGACAAACAGCCTTTGCCAGATGCTTCTGATTATGTTTGGTTGAGAATGAATCCTGATGACAACAAGCAAAATATTGCCAAGTCTTATCTGACTGTTCTTGATAGTATGTCTGCCAAAAGCCGGAAGAGATTCAAAGATGGTGATTGGACAGATGATGATGAAAAGGCTTTGTGGAAAACTGAATTGCTGGATGCCACACGGATGAGCAAGGCAGATTTGCCAGAGTTAAAAAAGATTGTGGTGGCAATTGACCCAGCCGGAACAAGTAATGCAAGTTCTGATGACACAGGCATAATCGTGGTTGGGCAGGATTATTCTGGTCACGGTTGGGTGCTTGAGGATGCTACTGGCAAAATGAAGCCGAATGAGTGGGCGAAAAAGGCAATTGCTCTCTATGAAAGATGGGAAGCAGATTGTATTGTTGGTGAAGTGAACTTTGGTGGAGAGATGGTTGAGAATACAATTCGTTCAGTTGACAAGGGCGTGCCATTCAAGCAAGTTCGGGCAACTCGTGGCAAGGCTTTGCGTGCTGACCCAATTGTTGCTCTGTATGAGCAGGGATTGATTCACCATGTTGGTGTGCTTGCTGCTTTGGAAGATGAAATGGTGACATGGACGCCAGAAAGCGGTTGGTCGCCAAATAGAATTGATGCCATGGTTTGGGGCTTTACTTTTTTGTGGTTTGGCAGTAAAATAGCTGATGAACAGATTTATTTCTGCTGATGAATGGAGAAAATTTGGATGAAATTTTTTAAGAAAATGTTTGATAAAAAAGCAGAAAAAAGTGGCTGTTCTAATGCTTCTTCTGCTTGCAATCCATGTTTGAGTTCATTTTGGGATTATCTACATCAGAATGGCATGGAATATGCTTCAATGAGTATGGCATACAATTTGTATGAAACAACCGCTGCCTTGTCAGATGCTGTTGACACAATTTGCAATCACATCAAGAGTATTAAGCCTTGCATTTTTGATGAGGATTGGGAGTTGAAAGAAAAGCACAATTTGAATGTGCTGCTTGCCAAGCCGAACAGGAACCAAAGCTGGCGTGAGTTTATTTTTGAATGTGCTTTGAACAAGCTGGTGACAGGCAATCTGTTCTTAATTGCCACAGGCAATGTCAATCGTGAGATTTTGGAGTTGTATCCTATTAAGTCAAGTTATGTTATTGTCAATGGCATAGATGCCAATTCACAGCCTGTTTATCAAATATCTGCATCCAACAGAATGAGAGTGTTCAATGGCATTTATTCATTCAATAGCAAGACCAAGTCATTCATAAATACAGACTACAGAGAGTTGATTCACCTTAAAGGATATTGTCGAAATTCTGGTGATGAAATTTTTGCTTTGCCTCTGATGAATAGCATTTTGAAAGAAATTGAAATTGCTAATGGTTCGTCTATACATAATGCTTCTCTGTTGAAGAATGGTGTAACATTGTCTGGTATTTTTAAGTTAGCAACAAGTGACAGAAAGGCAATTGAGGAATTTCGCCAGCAGGTGTCAACTTATTTCTCTGGCAATAGCAATGCTGGCAAGTATATTGCAGCCCATGCTGATAACATAGATTTCAAGCCTATCAATGCCACAAACAAAGACATGCAGATTCTTGAGCTCAAGACAGATGCTGAAGACATTATTTACAGCAAGTTCAATATTCCTCAGCCATTGTATAAAACAGGCTCACAAACATACAACAATTATTCAGTTGCCAAAGTCAGTTTGTATGATGATGCTGTGCTGCCTCTGGTTGGTGATATTTTTGGTAAATTTGAGGAATTGTTCAAACGCCGTGGCATGCTTGAGAGCAATTTCAGCATAAGCTATTCAACCAATGACATTCCTGCCTTGCAGCAACGCACCTCTGAATGGGCAAAGAATTTGAGTGAGATTGGTGTTTTGACTGATAATGAAATTCGCACAGAGCTTGGCTATGATTCTTTGAGTGGTGGAGATGTGATTTATAAGCCCACAAGCATGGCACCAGTTGATGCTGCAGAGTATGACACAGAGACTACAAAGAGAAACAATTTCGTGCTGAGAATGAAGAAACTCGGCTGCACTGATAATGAGGCGAATGAATTATGGACAAAGACCAAGCAAGACAACTGAATGCCAAAATACAATTAGACAGCAAAATCCGGAAAAAAGCAGAAAGACTACTGAGACAGATGGCTCGGGATTTTGGAAAATTGTATGCTGAAAAGGGCGTTTATTTGGATTTCAATGCCTATGCAGAAAAATGGCAAAGACTTTTGGCAAGGCATTATAAAAATGTCCAAGATGAGTTTATTGGAGTGGCATCTGAAGAGCTTGATGTGCCAATGAGCAGAGACAAGATGGCATTATTCATTCTGGCTTTGCAAATTATGAGGGAGCAGAGAGCATCAGCATCAAGCCGTCAAATAATTGATACAAGCACAGAGCAAATGGCAGATAGCATAAGCAAGGCTGAATTGTATATGCAGCAGGAATCTATGCCCATAAGCAATGATGCAGTTGCTGCTTTGGCTTTGGAGATATTTGGCAGAAAGATTGAATCAAGAGCCACAACCATTGCCATGACTGAAACCCAATATGTAGCAGAGACTGTTAAAAATATTGAGGCAGATTGTTTGACAAATAACAAGAATATTTTTCTTGTTCAGGCAGTTGAGCAAGATGCAAGTCTGGCTGTTTCTTCTTATATGACTGATGCTCCAATTGGCTATGAAAAAGAATGGCTGTCTGCTTTATTGCCTACAACAAGACCAGCCCATGCTGCAGCCCATGGTCAAAAGGTTGCACCAAGCGAATTGTTCTATGTTGGTGGGGAATATCTCAAATATCCAGGTGATACAAGCATGGGAGCAACTGCAGACAATGTGGTTAATTGTTATTGTGCTGTCAGGTATAATAAATAAAACAAAATGCTTTACTTTTTTGATTTTTGGTGCTAGAATATAGACAAATATAATGCGAGGTGTTGATGAACACATTTGAAAACAAAAAATTCTTGAAAAAAGATGCTGAAATGAAAGTTAAGCGTCTTGAAGTTCCTTTTGAAGTCAAAGAAGTCTCTGAAGATGATGACTTTTATTATTTCAAAGGCTATGGTTCAACATTCGGCAATGTTGACAGAGGAGGAGATGTAGTTGTTCAGGGAGCTTTTAAGCAGACTCTGATGAAACAAGCTCCAGTTCTTCTCTGGCAACATGACAGAGGTGAGCCATTGGGTGTCTTTGCAGAAATACACGAAGACTCAAAAGGGCTTTATCTTGAAGGCAAGATGCCTAAGACTGATACATTTGTATCAGGAAGAGTTTATCCGCAGCTGAAGACTGGCTCAATCAAGTCGATGTCCATTGGCTATTCTGTTGACCAATACGAAATTGTTGATGGAATCACTTATTTGAAAGAGCTGACGCTGTGGGAAGTTAGTTTGGTGACATTCCCGATGAATCCTTTGGCAACTGTTGATTCTGTTAAATCAATTGATGAGATTAAAACAGAAAGAGATGCTGAAAGATATCTTGGTGAATTTTTGTCATCAAACAAAAGCAAACATTTCATCAGTAAGATGAAAGAGCTGTTCAGCCATCGGGAAGTTGGCAAAAAGCAGGATAGTCGGGAGGATTATTCAAAAATCATTACAATGTTAACTGAAATTAAGGAGAAAGTCTAAAATGGCTGAAATTGATGATGTTATGTCGGCTGTGAAAGAACTTCGCAATGAAGTTGAGAAAAAGTCAGCTGACCAAGAAAAAATTAACAAATTGCAGTCTGTTCTTGATGCTTCTGAAAAGAAAAATCAGGAATTGGTTAAAAAGCAGGCTGAACTGGAAAATGCACAGCGTGAAATTGCCGCTAAGCAGGACGAAATTGAAAAATTGGCGAAAGCATCTGGTGACAATTCTGAACGCATCAAAGAATTGGAAAAAGAAATTGCTTTGCATGCGGCGGCTCCGGCTGGTGCTGGTGATGCTTGGAAGAATTCTGAAGAGCATATTGCCTTCAAAGAATATTTCTTGAATGGCATTGGTGCAAAGACCATGCGTACAGATACTGATGTTCAGGGTGGATATCTGGTACATCCGGAATTTGCTGCTGATATTTTGCGTCAGTTGCATGATGTTTCTCCGATTCGCTCATTTGCGAGAGTTCGCACCACCTCTAAAAAGGATTTGACAATCCCTGTTCGAACTGATATTCCGGTTGCCAAATATGTTGGTGAAACTGAGGAATCTCCGGAGAGCGAAGACAAGTTCGATTCCGAGACCTTGACGGCTTATCGTCAGACTGTGACTTTGCCTGTCACCCTTGACTTGCTGCAGTTCAGCAACTACAATGTTGAATCTGAATTTGCTGCTGATGTTGCTACCGCTTTTGCCATTGGTGAGGGAAGAGCATTCTTAAAAGGCTCTGGACACAAACAGCCGGAAGGAATTCTGATGAATTCTGCTATTGAAAGAATTGAAGGCTCAACCTCTGGCAAACTGGTATTCGATGATGTTTTGGCTTTGCCTGCTGAATTGAAATCTGGTTACAAAAATCCGGTTTATGGCTTCAATCGCCGTACACTGTATGCTCTCCGCACTGCCAAAGACCAGAATGGTCAGTATTTGTGGAGAATGGGTGGTGAAAATATGCCTGCTGTTATCGGTGACTACAAATATGTCATTTTTGATGATATGCCGGATGTAGCTGTTAACGCAACGCCGGTTATGTTTGGTGATTTGTTTGCTGGTTATACCATTCTTGATTCTACTCAGATGGGCATGATTCGTGATGAATACACCTCCAAGAAAAAAGCCATTATCGAAATGACATGGCACCGTTGGAACACTGGTCAGGTAACGATGGCAGAAGCTATCAAGTTGCTGAAAATTAAAGCATAAGGAGGCATAAATGAGTGCATATGATTTGGTGAACAATATCAAAGTTGTTAATGCAGTTAATTCTGCTGCTTTAACTGATGATTCATCTGAATCTGCAGCGATTGATACTGCAGGTTTTGAATCTGTGACTGTTATTGCACAGATGTCTGCTTTCACTTCTGGTGCAGGAAAAATTTCCATTTCTGAATGTGATACTTCTGATGGTAGTTTTACTGCAGTTGCAGAAAGTGATTTGATTAATGCTCCGGAAAGCATGGCTGCTGCTGGTGCGGTTAGCAAGGTTGGATATCGTGGCCACAAACAGTTTATTAAAGTGAAAATTGCGAAAGATTCTGCAATTTCTGCAACTGTTGGTGCTGTGGTTATTCTTGGTAATGCTCGCCACAAAGCAGTTGCTTAATTGATGAATGAAAAAAGGGGCTTTGGAGATGCCTGAGCCCCTTTATTTTAAGAAAGGTGTGATGATGTTTAAGGCGTTAAAAGATTTTGCTTGGTGTATTGATTTTGACAAAGTTGAATTCCGCAAGGATGAAGAATTTGGCATTGAAAAAGTTAAGCACAAAGAAATTGCCGAAGAGATGATTGCTCACAAGTATGTTGAGGAAATTTCTTCTGGCTCAAATTCTGGTGAAGGAAAGAAAACTCTTCAGGAGATGACCAAAGTTGAGTTGGCTGCTTTTGCTGAATCCGAGTTTGGTGTTGTTTTATCAGGAAACAAATCAGAAATGATTGAGCAGATTGAAAAGCTGGCTGAAAAAGCCGAAGAAGCTGAAGAAAATGCCAATGGTGATGATGTAGAATAGGAAAGCACATGGCAAAATCCATCAACATAAATGGAAAAGAATATCCTGTTTATGCGACAGCTGAAGAAGCTGATGAGTATTTTGCTGCTTTCTTTAATTCTGGCTGGGATGCAATTTCTGATGAAGATAAGGCTAAATTGCTGGTGTCAGCTACAAGAAGCATCGACAGAATGCAATTCGCTGGTGAAAAAGTTGATGAGGAGCAGAAACTGAAATTTCCAAGGATTATTTATTGTCAGCAAACAGATGATAATGTTCTGCTTGAAGCGTGCTGTGAAGAAGCCTTGGCAATTTACAGGTTCAATTCTGCATTCGGCTCTGATATTTCTGGTGTAAAATCCATGAGAGTTCAAGATACAGCAGTTGAATTTGGAGATGGCAATAAAGATAATCAGTTCAAATCTGATAACACATACAATTTGCTATATCCTTATTTTGAATTTGGTGTGGAGGTTGGATATTGCTAATAAGAAGTGCAGCAGATTTAAACAAAAGTCATTGCAATCGTTTTAATGGAATGTTAAAGCAATTGCAAAGACGTTCTGTTACAACTGGCATCCATAGCAAAGACAATAAAAGATATCCAGATAGCGATGTTACAACTGCAGAAGTTGGAAGTTATCAGGAATTTGGCACATCTAAATTGCCACCAAGAATGTGGCTGAGAATTTTCAAATTTGTCACCAAATATAAAAGGGAGCTGAGCTCAATTGTTGCAATTGCCTTTAATGAAAACAAAAATGCCAATGGTGTTTTGACTGACATAGGTGGTTACCAGAAAGAGCGAATCAAAGAAAGAATTCTGGATGATACAGTTCGCCCAAAATCAAATAATGTTACAGGCATAACCTTGGTTGACACAGGACAGCTTGTAAAATCAATTGATTATGAGGTGCACTGATGTTTAATTCTGTTCTGCTCGGCATTCGAGAAAATGAAAAAGTGCAGGTTCTTGAAAAGACTTCTGAAATAAAGCCTAATGGCTCTGAAGCAATTGTTTGGAAGCCCATCAAAGAAATTCTATGCAACATTCAAGCAAACAATAAATATGGTGATTCTTTATCTGCCTCTGAAGCTGGTGACAAAATTTTATCTGTATATAACATGTATACAAGTGAAAAAGTTGTTGAAGGTCAGAGAATTTTAAGGGATAATATATTGTATGAAATCAGGAATGTTGAGCATAATGGCAGAAAGACATTTCTGGAACATTTTAAGGCTTATCTGGTGAGGGTTGACAATCAATGAGAAAACAAATAATCCTAGATTTTGTCAAAGAAATTCTGCCAGATGATTTTGAAAACAAAATTTATTGGGCAAATGAACGCAAAGATGAGCCAAAAAAGCCGTTCTGTCTGCTTAGAGCTATTGTTCCGGAGCAGACTGACAGCAGGACTTCTGAAAGAGAGCTTGCAGGCAATATTCAAGAAGTGACAATGTATAAAAATATGGTTGTTACTTTTGCCATCTACAATGATGGTGTTGCTGAAGATGGCAATCTTGATGAGAAAAATTATTTTGCAGAAAGTAATGCCAGAAAATTGAAAAACAGTTTTGAGCCCCTTGATGCTGCTTATGAATTTCTGGCGAATGATATGTCAGTTAATGATATATCAGAGCTCCGAGACTTAACTGAATTGACAGCAGGCGGTTATGTTTACAGATATGAATTTGATGTTACATTTGGCTTCAATGATGTAGTTCAGATTCAGAAACAAGTTGGTAAAGATGTTGTTGTTAATATTGTGAGAGGTAATTAAAGATGATAAGTATTGATAAATTGGTTGAAATTGGCTTTACACTGCCACAAGCGACCGACATTTCAGCATATTTGTCCAATGCAGGGTATGTTGGGGATTTTACCTCTTCAGACCTTGTTTCTGGATACAATATGCCTGCAAATAAAGTTGTTGTCATTTCTAACATTGGTGAACTGGATTCAATATTCGCGCCTGGCACTAAATATTATAATGATTTGTCAGTTCTTCTGATGCAGAAAAACAATGCAAAGCCGAATCAGAGCAGAATCAATCAAGTGGTTGTTTTCCAAAAAACTGATGAAGACGATATTGCATCAGCCTTTACAGCTTTGATGAATTTGAATGCAAACTTCTCTCAGCTGTATATCTCTTCTTCTTTGAAAGCAGATATTGTTGCTGTTGCTGCAAAAGCAGAGGTGAGCGGTCGTTTATTCATTGCCCAGACTTCTGATGAAGATGTTGCCTCTGGAACTGCAGGCAATGTTGCTGAAACTTTGGCTGCAAAAAATTATACAAATACAAAGTTAATCACACACATTGATTCAGAGAGTCTAAAAGGTGCTTTGGTTGGTGTAATGGCAAATCCATATCTTGGTAGTGTTGGTGATTTGTATTCTCAATTTTCTGGTGTAACACCTCAGAATTATGATTCAACTTCCATGAGCAACTTTGATAAGAACAATGTTGGTTATTATTCATATGTTAATGCCATCAGTGGTGTTGGTGTTGAACAGTATGCCAAGAAAATATTTTATGGCAATAAACAAGTTAATGGTGAAATCACAAAACGCCGTTATATCAGATTTACAATCGACCTGCTGCTGAAATTTAAGGTTCTTGATTTTCTGGCTAAAAAGCTCAGCTATCAAGAGAGTTCAAACAGCATTCTTGAAGAGAATCTGAAATCTGTTCTGATTGGCTGCCAGAGCAATGACCTTATTGTTCAAGATAGTGAAGACACCGATGGTTTCTACTTGAAGTGCATGCCGATTGCCAAAGTCAAAACAAATTATCCGACTGATTACAGCAATCAAGTTTATCACGCTCAAGGCTGGTATATTGATGCATTGACTGGCACAAAGGTTATTATTGATTTGACTGTTAATCCGTCAGATTCAGAAAAATCAGCAATTGAAATGTAAGGAGAAAATGGATGAAATATGATAGAAAACTCCAATTCGCAAGCTTGAATGGCATCAACTTGACAAATTTTGGTGATGCTTTCTGCGAACATGTTCGTGAAAATGACGCCATTGAAAAAGTAAAAGGAGTTGTTGGAGATGCCGTTACTTTGAAGAGATACGACCAGTTTGACACATTCCGCATTACACAGAATGTTTTCTCACCAATCAAAGGGCAAGTTGACAACTGGGAAAAATATGGGACTCAGTTGACATTCCAGTATAAAGATGACAATACTGGTGTCACCAAGACTTCAACCACAGCTTATATTCAGTCGCATACAGAGCCTGTAGATGGTGGTCAATGGGAAATGATTATTTACTGTGAAGAGGTTAAATAATGAAGCAAATTGAAGTTGAATATGATGGCCATAAATATTCCCGCAATGCTTTGAGCTTTGGTGAGCTAACTGCATTCGGAGTTCGCATGGTTCAAAAATTATTTGGCTTTGGGGCTGTTACAGGTGTCGTCTTTGCTAATAAATTTGAGCAAGGCGACAACCTTGATAGCTTTTACAAAGTTGTCAAAGATGTATTTGACAAAGATGACTGGATTTGGATGGTCAATTTGTTTTTACATGACAAAGCAAATGTTCTATATATTGATGGCAATCCTGTGGATGAAAATGAATTGAGTGAGCATTTTGCTGGAAATTTCCTTGCTGTTTATACAATCACAGTGATGATGGCATATAGCAGCTTGGGGGAATGGAAAGGCTTGAAAGAGAAATTGAACGGGTCTCTCGGCAATATAGCAGAGTCTTTAAAGGCTCTTCTGGAGCAGCAGACAGAAATGATTGGCGAAGGACTTCGGAAGAAAATGAAAGACAAGTCAAGAAAATAATGATTTCTTATTCTGTTTTATTTATGCAGAATAATTTGTCTTTCAAGCCGAAAGATGTATATGATATGGAAACAGATGATTTGCTGATGATGTATGAAATAGTCATTCAGCAAATTGAAGAGCAAAGGAAGAGTTTGGATGGTGTCATTTGATAAAATAGACCAGTTTGTTATTGAAACTGTGTTCAATGATAATGGTGCCATCAAAGGCTTCACAATTCTTGACCAACAGCAGAGGAAAATCATCAATAACAACAAGAGAGTTGCAGTCAGCAATAGAGAAGTTGCCTCAACTGGTTTTGCACTTGGCAAAGCATTTAGAACAATAGGAGCTTATCTTGGAATCAGAGAAATAGCTCGCTATGCTGATGAATGGACAAATATCAAGTCAATTCTTTCTCTTGTTACAGCAGGTGAGGAAGAAAGGCTGCGTGTTCAGGAAAGGCTGTTTAACATATCTCAAGACACTCGCCAAAATATGATGGCAACTGTGGATTTGTATCGTCGTATTGCAACAGCAACTGAAACTCTTGGATTGAGTGAACAGAAGCGATTGCAAATAACAGAAGCCATTAACAAAGCAATCATCATTGGTGGAGGTTCAGCTGCCAGCAATCAGGCTGCATTGGTTCAGCTTGGACAAGGTTTGGCAAGTGGTCAGCTTAGAGGACAAGAGCTCAATTCAATTCTTGAACAATCACCAAGACTTGCAAGAATGATTGCAGAAGGAATGGGACTTCAGATTGGTCAGCTGAGAACTGTGGCTGCAGAGGGTGGTTTGACTCCTGACAAAGTGCTCAATGCAATTCTTAACCAAGCCCCGAAAGTTAATCAAGAATTCCAAAAAATGGATAAAACAATCGGACAGGCTTTTGTCACACTCAGCAATAGTGTTGGAAAATTCTTAAACAGATTGAATGAAATGACTGGAGCAAGTAAAATTCTGGCAGAAGTCATTGTGTTTCTTGCTAAAAATATTGACACAGTTGCAACAATTATTTTTGCAGCATTCATACTATCAATTGTTAAAGCTATACCTTTGCTTGATTTATTTTTCTTGAATTTGGCTTCTGGCATGGGAATTTTTTCATCAATTAAATTTGCAATCATCGCTTCTTTGCCTGCCATGAAAGCATTCGCCATTCAGGCTTGGGCAATGTCAGCTCCATTTTTGAAAATAATTGCTGTTATTGAATTAGCAATTCAAACAATAAAAATGTTAAAAGGTGAGTGGAATTGGTATGCTGAAGCAATTGACAGTATTGAGCGTGGCACATATAAATTTTTGAACTATGTTGGCAGAGAAACTGGTTGGTGGGAAGAACGAAAGCAATTCAAGGGTACATTTTCGCAAGGTGCATTGAATGAACCACCAGTTCGCAATATGATGCCTATTAACCAGCAAATTGCAAATTCAAAATCTTATCAGGCAAACAATATTAACCAAAGTGTCAATATCAATGTCAATGGAGCTAGAGACCCGAAAATAACAGCACAGGAAATAAATGATGCTCTTTCTGAACAAATAGCCTTAGGAGTGATGAGCTAATGCCATATTGTGCCATATTGATACCACAAGAAACTTCAACTGCCAGCAAAGAAGACAAAGCAGGCGGAATTTCGAGCTTGACAAATAAACTCATATCAGGAGTTACAACTGGTGGATTGAGTTTTTCCAATGTCACGACTGTTATGAAAAATACAGCCAAATTGATAGTTGAAAATTCAGATGAAATTGCAAATAAATTCTCTGGCATTGCCTTGACTCAGCTATTGACTCAAGGAAAAATAAGCAATGAAACAGCATTCGGATACTTGACACAAGGATTCCCACAAGCCCTTAACCAAACTGCTATTGCTATGGGATTCCAGTCTGTGGAACAGCTAAAAACAGCCCTAAAATCTGAAAATGGTGTCAATGTTCAGCAGTTTATAAAATCTTTTCAGAATTTTGGTAGTGCTTTGTCAGATTTTTTCACAGGACAGAAGACAAGAGAAAACACCGAAGGATATGAGGTGATTGAAGTTGATGCCACTTTGTCTGATAGAAGGAATTATTCAGCAGAAACGCCTGACCGCCGTGTTCAAAGTGGACAGACATATCAGGAATACATTCACAATTTGCCTGATATGCTAAATTTGGAATGCTATTTACAAGATGGCAGGAATTATTCAGGTGATGAATTTGAAGACATTTTGCTAAATTTGAGAGAAAGAAAAATAGCAGTCAATGTTGTGCTTGGAGACAATATCAAAGAAAATGTTGTTTTGACAAATTTCACTCCTGCCAGAGGTGCAAGTGCAGGCTATGCTTATTCTCTTGAATTTAAGAAAATAGCAGTTGGCAAAGTTCAACTTGTTCCGTTGAATATAAGCATAGCATCTTCAGCTGTTAAGAAAGTTGCCAATAAGTTAATTCCAGAAAGCACAAAAACAATGGAAGAAGAGTCTAATGGCTATAAGAAAGCTCTTGATGAGACAAAAGAAGCTGGCAAAAGTTGGATAGGCGGAATTGTCGCTGGATTTAAAATGGGATGGGGACTTTAAAGATGTATATTGAATGTCCAGACTTATCAAATAACAAATTCATTTCAATATATACCAATTTTGGTGATGAAACATGCCGCATAACATTCAAATGGAATGAATATTGCAATTGCTGTTTCATGAGCATTTTCGACAGCAATGGAGAAGAAGTTAATACTGGCAATGCATTGGTTGCTGGTGCAGTAATTCTGACAGACAGACGAAAAATACCAACTTTATATTTTCTTCACAAAGATAATCTGTCTGGTGAGCCAACTCCTGAAACAATAAAGGATTATATTTTATACTATGAAAATACTGCCAGAGAATAAAACCAAAGTTCAAGACTTGAATTTCAGACTGCGATTGGATATCCAATTTGACAGAGAAGCAAAGTTGGCAATTCCAAATATAGCAGATTTTTATCAGTCAACCAATGGAATTCGTTATGAAGACAAGATTGATGACAAAGAAAGTGGAATTGATATTGATTTTGAAATACAGCAGACGAATGGCAAAGAGCCAAGCAAAGCAAATTTGACACTTTGGAATATAACCAATGATTCATTCAATCAGATTGCAAATTATGCCAATGCTTTTGAATTGTATTGTGCTGAGGGCGATGGTGATTGGGGGCTTATTTTTAGAGGCACACCATATTTTTCGTCGCAGAAAAAAGCCATTGGTGGTGACAATAAGTCAAGAGGATTTTTGAAAAAAGAGGATGCAGTTGGTGGTGAAAATGATATTGCCACAGAAATAACTTTAATTGACAGTTTGCACTCGTTTGATTCTGCAGTTATAAGCAAATCATATCAAGGAACTGTGTCATCTCAGCAAATAATTCATGACTGTGCTGCTGCTATGGGCATTTTTATGGGTGACGAAGTGGATAATTATCCAGAAATGAATAACTATGTAGCTCGTGGCAAAGTTCGCACTATACTGCGAGAAATTTGTGGAAAAATAGGATGCAAATATATCATTGACAATGGAGTTCTACATTTATTCAACGGAAACAAACAAAAAATTTACGGCTTTTTATTCAATGGGGAAAATTCCACCAGGCCTCAAGCAGAGCAAAATAATAATCAGATTGGATATCATTTTGAAACCAAGCTTCTGCCAAGCATAAGAGTTGGGCATTATTGCAAGTGTGAATTTGATGTTTTGTCTGGTGTAAAAGAAATTTACAAATGTATCAAAAGAGGCAACAACTATGGCACAATTGGTCTGACGGAGGTTTGGGTGAAATGACAGTTCAAGACAATTTGCTTTTGCTATCTGAAAAAATTAAAAATGAAATAAATTGCCAACTTCCTGCCAAGGTTATGCAAGTCAACGAAGATGGCACAGTTAATGTTTTGGCAATACGCAATGATGAAATTGAAGATTGTGTTATAACTGTTCCTGTCATATATCCAGAAACAGCTCGTGCTTATATTATGCTGAAAATTCAGAAAGGCGACAGAGGTGTCATTAAATTTTGTGATAAGTCAATTGAAGAATACCGTTTTGGCAATGAAAATTATAATGGTGACGAACGCTGCCACTCTATAAGTGATGGCATTTTTCAGCTTGGTTTTCTGCCAAGCAATGAAAAATTTGTTTTTCCAGATGGAGAAATTGTTATTGGGCTTAAAAACAGCCAATTTATTTTATCTGTAAATGAAACAGGAGACTTTACTATTAAAGCAAAAAGCATTATAATAAATTCAGCAAGCACTTCAATAAATGGTGATGTGAATGTGAATGGCACTGTGACTGTTTCGGAAGATGTAATTGGTGGTGGCATAAGCCTTAAAAATCACACCCATGATTACAATCCAGGTCCAGGTGGTCCAACTCCAACTCAACCACCAAAATAGAGGAAGATGAATGAAAGATATTGCTTTGAAAGATGGACATTTGGTTCTTGAGAATGGTGATTTGAAACTTGCAGATGGCATTGAAAGAGTTGCTCAGCAGATTCTTGTAGGCTTAAAAATTCTCAAGGGTGACTGGTTCTTGGACTATCGTGCTGGCATTGATTATATCAATGGTCTCAAAGCATATCCAAAAATATTGAAATCTGAAATTAAAAAGGCTATAAAAGAAGTGGTGGATGTTCAGGAAGTCAGAGACTATTTGTTCCATAAAGTTGGTGATGAATACCATGTTGGTGCAAATGTGATTGCTGGCAATTCTGTGCTTAGAGTGGATGAGGTGTATAGATTATGATAATCAATGGCAAAGGATTTGTTTTAAGCACTCTAAATGAGAATTTGGCATTTTGGACAAATAAGCTTCGCACAGTGTTTGGCAATGATTTCAATATCAAGAAAGAGGGGGTTGTTGATAATGTTGCAACTGCATCTTCATTATCAGCGATGGATGTCGAAAATCAGATAGCATTCCTGATTAAGCAAATGAATCCTTATACAGCCGAGGGTGAGTGGCAAGACAAGTTGTATTCCATTATAGGATTAACAAGAAGACAAGCAACATACACAGTTGTTTCAAGGACTTGCGAAGGAACACCAAATACAGTTATTGAAGCTGGCGCACTGACAATTGAAAATTCCTCTACAAAAGACCAATTCAAAAATAATGACCCAATAAATTTTGACAGCACAGGCAAAGCCTTTGGCTCTTTTACAGCTGAAGAAAGCGGAGCAATTGACTTGCCATCTGATGCTATGATAAATGTCATCACTCCTTTGGCAAATTTGACTGGTGTTTATTATGAACAAGGAAATACAATCCAAATTGGACAAGAATATGAAACTGATGAAGAGTTCAGAAAACGCTGGATGTTAAATTCTTCTACAGCTGGAGCCAATACAGATGACGGGCTTGAAAAGGCATTGCTGGAGCTTGTAAATACAGATTCAGATTTGCAGATTTTTAATAATAGGACTGGCGAAGAAGTTGATGGAATTCCAGCCCACTCTCTGAGAATTGTTATCAATACAGCATATGATGATGAAACAGTCGCTCAAACTATTTTTGACCATCTTGTTGATGGTAATATGTTCGGACTTCAAGGAGCAATATCTGTAACTGTAACAGATAGCGAGGAACAAACTGAAACAATCAAATTTGACCGTGCTGAAGTGCAAGATATTTATATTCAGGTCAAAGTCGCAGTCAAGAATGGAATTCCTTTGGCAACTGTTCAATCAGAAGTTAAAAACAACATCATGGCATATATCACAGAGCATGGATTTGATATGGGTTCAATCATTTATGCCAACATGTTTGCTGCATCAATTTATGAAGTTGATGGTGTGGCTGGTATAGCTCAGCTTAAAATATCAAAGAATAATTTAGATTGGGTTGACCAAATCCAGTTGTCAAAGACCCAAGTTCCAAATTTCGATAGCACAAGGATACAAGTATATGAAGAATCTTGATTATTTTGCTCTGAATCAAGCATATTCCCTTGGTCAATTCAGGAACAATCCTGAATATATGGCTTTAATTGGTGCTGATGCTGGCTTGAAAGACAATTTGCAAAAGAATGCTCAATATCTGTTAGATTCAATTGATATCAATTTGGCAGAGGGTGTTTTTCTTGACTATTGGGGCTGGCTGGTTGGAATATCAAGGAGATATTTTGACATCTCAGCATACTTCAGTTATAACAGAGCAGATGTAAACACTGAAAAATATATATGGTTCAGCGAGCCTGAAACTGATTTTGTGGCACCATCTGGAAGTCTTGAAGACAAAGATTTCAGAGCGAGAATCAAAGCCAAAGCAGGTGCCAATACCAGCAAATGCACTCGTGAAGACAATATTGCTATCATCAAGAATATGACTTTTGCCAAAAAAGTTAAAATCAAAAATGTTGACATCATGTTATTAGATGTGACATTGGTTGGTGATAATTTATTTTTTACCCAAGACACAAAATCAGATATTGAGCTTGTTTTGGGCAGTGGTGTTGGAATAAGAAATCTGATGACGGAGAGCACAAATGGCAACACAAAAACCATCTAAACCGAATGTGGTCCTGCCGAATAATTTCGGGGGCGTTAAAACACCATATACACAAGCACAGATTGATAATGGTTATCAAGAAGCTGTGCCGCAAGTTGTAGATGGCGGAAATATAAATTATGAAAAAGACGCAGTGTTCCAAAAAATAAAATATTTGGAATCTGTCGCTGATGCAGTCAATAATATTCCACCTGGTAAATTCCTTGTGGTAAACTCCAACAACCAATTTGAATATGCAGACAGCACTGTAAAGAGTTCATTTGGCAATATCGGCGACATTGAATACACATCTCGGACAGATGTTCCTAATGGTGGCGCATGGTGTGATGGTGCTTTATACACAAAAGCACAATTCCCTGATGTTTACCAGATGCTGGTTGACGGGAAGCTGAAAAGCACAACAGTAAGTGAGTTTGATAGCAAAGTAAGCACAAATGGCTCTTGCGGTTTCTTTGGACTTGATACGGCTAATGAGCGTTTCAAAGTTCCTATGCTGAAAGATGTTTACATCAAAGCAGGACAAGCTCCGTCAATGTTTGGTGCAGAGAGTTTGCCGAATGTAAAAGGCGAAGTCGGTACCATTGGTAATTATAATAATACAGCTGTAGTAACTGGAGCTTTTAAAAGGGGTGAAAAAAATGTTCATGCTGCAGGAGCAGGTGATGTTGTATTGTTTTATAATGCAACATTCAATGCCTCCCGCTCATCATCAACCTACAAAGACAAGGCAAAGGTTCAACCAGACCACGTTGTATATCGTGCCTACGTTGTTCTTTACACCAGCGCAGCTGAGGCAAGCGTTGCACAAGCTCAAGAGTTTATGACGGCTCTCAGTGGCAAGGCTAACACAGATTTAAGCAATGTATCAAGCAATATTGTGGAAAGCAAAGCAGTTCCTGTCGGAGCATTTATGCCGTATGCTGCAGATACACCTCCTGAGGGGTGGTTAAAATGTGATGGCTCAACTGTAAGCCGTACAACCTATTCAGCCTTGTTTGCAAAAATTGGCACAAAATACGGTTCAGGAGATGGTTCAAAGACATTTAATCTGCCAAACTTTATTAATAAGACTTTTTGGGGTGGTTCAAGTTCAGGTACTGTTAAAGCCGCGGGGTTGCCAAATATCAGCGGTTATATCTCGTACCTTTTTATGGGCGAAAACGGCCAGAAATCAGACGGAGCGTTGTCGGCAACGCTGCAAGTCGGAAATCGTTTGATCAATGCCGGCATCGGGTCGGCTTGGAAGCAGCTTAATTTCTCTGCCAAAGATTCAAACGCAATTTATGGCAAATCATCTACTGTTCAACCACCTGCATTAACAACAATAATCTGTATTAAATACTAAGGGGGTAGATATGAAAAAGGTCTATTTTTACGATGAAAATACAAAAGAGTTTGTTTCTGAGGAAAATGCTCTGAAAGACCCATTGGAGAGCAAAATCCAAGGAAAAGATGTCTGGTTGTTACCTGCCAATGCTACTTTTGACGAGCCTTTGCAAGCTAAAGAAGGTTTTAAGATTGTTTTCAAAGACGGTTGGGAATACGAAGAAATACCTCAGCCCAAACCTGAACCTGAGCCAACACTTGATGAATTAAAATCTCAAAAACGAGCTGAAATAAACTATGTTCGTGATAGAACAGAGCAAGGTGGTTTTGAATATCTTGGCAAAACCTTTGACAGTGACCCAATAAGTTGTCAACGTATTTCAATGGCGGCTCAGGCAATGGCTCTCGCACCGGAAGGTGCAACAATCACATGGACTTGCCAAGACAATAGCACTATTGATTTGACGGCTCAAGAATTGGTCGGCTTGGTCGTTGCATTAGCGCAACATTCAAATACTTGTCATGAAAAAGCAACAGCATTAAAAGCCAAAATAGAAGAAGCCAAGAGCGAAGAAGAGCTTAACAAGATAAATTGGTGCGAGAAGAATCAAATAATTCCGATAGCGTGCTGTCGGAAGCTAAAGAAGTGATTTAACAACAACTTTTTGTTGGATAAGATCGAAACTAAGGTTGAGTAAATCAAAGCTCGTTATCCTTATCCTGTGGAGAAGTAATATGGAATATTTATTCATGATTGTTTATGGCTTATGGTGGGGATTCCTCCGGCGTTGGTACGGCGGTTGTCTTGAGCAATATCCTTTGTTAAGAAACAGAGGTGTGCAAACCATAGCTATGATGCTGTCGATGTTCTTGCTGTTTTGCAGTTTTAAGAACTGGCAGGACACAGCTGTCTCTTTGGCTCTGACTTGTTATTTGCAATTCCAATTTTGGAGCAGAGGGCATGGTGCATGTTTTGATATTGGCAGAGGAACACCAGACGAAACAACCATCAAACGCTACAATGAACGCTGGTATCACAAGCCCTTAGATTGGTGGTTCAACAAAATGAATGCCGATGAACATAAATATGGATTCTTGTATGATTTTATGTATATGGGCATGAGGTACACTTGTCCAATGGCTGTTCTATATTTTTTGTCACCAGTTTTTGTTTTGATTGGTGCTTTGGTAAGTCCAGTTTATGCTTTTAATCACACTCTTTGGGAAAGAGAAAATTGGATTTTTAGCAGACTGCATAAATTCTGCAGAGCACCAACTCAAATAAGTGAAGTTGTGGTTGGCTTTATTTTTGGCTGCGGGTTATACTACATTGCAAAAATAACCAATTAAAAGCATTTTACTTTTCACAAAATTATTATTATATTTATTATGATGGGCGATTGACAGAGCGGTTATGTAGAGGACTGCAAATCCTTTTAGGCTGGTTCAATTCCAGTGTCGCCCTCCATAATAACATTTTCAAGGAGATAAATCCATGGTAAAAGCTGCTTCAAAACCTACATCACAGAATTCTTTAAGAAGTCCGAAGAATCCAACTCCGTCAAAAAGATGCAAGCCCTCTGGCACATCATCTATGAGAAGTCTGAAGTTAAGATAAAAGTTAAGGAGAAAGCTGATGGTGGAAATAATGAGTGATTTGAAAAGTTCTGAAGTCAAGAGCTTTGAAGAGTATTTTGACAAATTGAAGGAGCATGCTGTGAAAGCCCTCAAGGAAAAGAAAGGCATCCAGCACCACTTTGATATGGCAAAAATGTATGGTCAAAAAGCCTTTTTTGGAAGAAGCCGGCACGATTGCAATCGCATGATTATCAATGCTGCTGTTGCAAGCTATCTGGCAAAAATCTGTGATGATGAAATTTAAGGAGAATTGGCATGCATACTTTTAGCGAATTGATGGATGAATATGCGGCTCATGCCAGCAAAGAACAGATGGAAGAGTTGGCTGATTTGACAAATGATTTTGTTGAAGACGTCAGCAAAACAGAGCCTGAACTTGCCAAGAAATATTTGGCGGATGCTCATAATATTCTTTGTCCATTTATGGATGAGGAAGAAGCAGAAAAGTTTGTGAGCGAACTTGAAAATATTGACGGAACAGATGGTCCACATTGGAAGCATCCGGAAGATGTTTTCAAAGCTGCCGAACAGCTTGGCATTCCTCTTGAGACAAAAAGGTACAAGAAATGGGATTTGTATGCAGCTGTGAATATGGTGTATTCTGATTTTTATGATGAAGACAAGCCAGATTCAATGTATATCAAAGATGGATACAGATTTGTTTCTGACCCAGATTTCAAGCGAGTTGGCAAAATGAAAATCTATGCTGCATCTGCCCACAAGAAATAAATATTTACTTTTTGTGGAAAAAGGCTTATAATTCCCTTGTCAACAAGATGAGGGAATTTTCATATGTTAAGTCTGGATGAAATTAAACAAAGATTGGCAGTTCATGAAGGATTCAGGAGCAAGCCGTACAGATGCACAGCCAATAAGCTCACCATCGGAATTGGGCGCAATATTGAAGACAGACCATTCACAGAAGAAGAGCTCCGGCTGGTTGGCAAAGATTATATGACAAAAGGCATAACCAAATCCCAAGCCTTTGCAATATTGACCAAAGATATCCTGAATTTTGATGCTGAATTAAAAAGAGCAGTCCCATTTTACGAGAATTTAGATGATGAACGGCAATATGCTTTGCTTGACATGGCATTCAACATGGGAATTGGCAACAGCAAAAAAGGGCTTCTGAGCTTCAAAAAGATGCTGAGCTATATGGGAACAGGATTTTATAAACAAGCTGCTGCTGAGTGCTTAAACAGCAAATATGGCAGAGAGCTTCCGACTAGGGCTGGCAGAATTGCAAGAACAATTGAAACAGGAGTGTTCAAATGGTAAAACATCATGAATGTTTCTGGAAAGTTGTCTCAAATATGAGTGACAAAAAATGGGAAAGAGTTAAGTTTATTCTCAAATTTTCCATTTGGCTGCTTATTATAGGACTAATCCTTGTGCTGATTTTTCTTGCTCCAGAGCAGTTAGAGAGTTTTGGCAAGGGTTTATCGCTTATTTTACCATTTGCTGTGTAGGAGACCATTAAATGTGGAGTAAACTGATTGCCATTATTTTGGTTGTAGGCTTTTTCGCCACACTTTATTTTTCAGTCAAGAAAAGCATTGTTTTAGAAGTTGAGAAGAAGAAAGATGTTCAAACAATTGAAGTCATCAGATATGATGCCAAAAAGAAAGCCAAAATTATTGCTATGCCTAATCCTAAGCGTGATGACATTATTGAGCTCATGCTCCACAACCAATTCTAGTTGCATTCAAGAAGTTGAAATTGAATGGCCAATTGCAGGCGAAAAGGTTGGCAAAGAATTAAAACAAATTCCATACCAAGGATATGAAAATTTTTGGGATTGGTTAGGACAGTTGCGCAAAACACAGCTTCAATTGGAGAAAAATTAAAGGGAAGAATTTTCTTCCCTTAGATTTATTTCAATTTAATGAATTTTTCTGGCTATCCTGCTCCTTATTATAAAGCGTCCCAATTCACATCATTGTTATCACACCATCTTTCATATTCTTCTTCACCTTGTCTAATAATTTCTGCCAATTCAGGAATCTGTTCAACTGTTTTCTTGTCAAAATACCAAACCTTGTGGTCTCTTGCATATCTGTTGCAAAGGCAACTTCCATTAAAGCAAGAATATCTGCCATTGTCTCTTGTTACAGAAACTTCACTGTAATTAACAAGATGCTCTGCAACATTCTTCTGAACTTCTACAGGCAAAGTTTTTAATTCATTCAAGCTATTCAAATATGTATTCATCATCGTTAATTCCTTTCCATAAAATCAGATTGCCTCTCAACCTTATATTTACATTCTAATATATTTTTAAAATAAGTCAACAATTATTTTACAAGAATGTAAACTTTTTTAGATTATTGCGTTTATTCAACAAGATAAGATGGCAATTTTTTGTATCTATACATAAATTTCAAAAAAGCATGCAAAGATAAAGTATTTTGCTTTTTGTGTTTAATCCTGTAAATTATTACATTTGAACTTATATCATATGGATTTTTTATCCATCTTGCCTTTTCATATTCTTTCACCAAATTATCATATTTTTCGCATATTTGCTCAAAAGGCTTCTTTTCTTTTCCTGTTATTATGTAATCAAAAGAAATGTCACACTCTTTGCATATTTTAAGAATTGTTTTGATTTTTGGTGCTGCAGAATCTTGATACATATATGATTTGTCTCCAAACAATTGTTTGGATGCTTTTCCAAGACTTCCAAATTTATTGATGGATTCGTCAACAATTCTATTCTTGATGGAAAGTGTCATATAATAGATTTCATCATCCATAATGCAACTCCAATTATGTATATTAAATATGCAACCAGAAATGTAACAATAGCAGCAAAAACAAGTAAAAAGGATGCAAAATCGACCTTTTTTGCAATTTTAATATATTCTATATAACTTTTACAAACTTTCCAAAAGGGAAGAAGTATCTTAACAAAAAATAAATAAATTGCTTTTTCATTCGTATTTTACGGATATAGGAAGGGCCAATCCAATAATAACTCAGACCGGCCCTTCATGTATTCTACATTAATTATCTGTAATTCGGA